TAAAACAAACAGCGGATTTTTCATCAATGCAGATATCAATGGAGCAGGGAACATCCTGCGTAAAGAATATCCATATGCCTATGATGGACAGGACATGAAGTACCTCTGCGAAACAACAGAAGTCGTCTCCTATACGGATATTTATGCAGGAGCAACAAGTTTGTGTAAGAAAAAATATAATCAGAAGAAACATACTCCGGGGCTGGGTAGCTGCGTGAACCATAGGTATAAGAAAGAAGCACGGATGAAATACCGCATCCTGTGGGGAAAGTCAAAATATCGCTATATCCCTCAGACAATATCTGCATAAGTATATAAAAGTAATCTCCGTCACAGGGGATAGAGGGGGTATGTGTTCCTCCAGCGAGGTGTACTACAGCCTCGTAAAGAAGCCGCGGTCAACTTCGGTTGCCCGCCGGTGTATCACGGCAAATTAAGAAAAATAAGAATTTTTGTAAGAAAAAACATATTAATAAACGGAAAACGAATCCCCGCAAATTTTTCGTTTTCTAGGAAACTGCCATTTGCGCAGTTAATATAAATCCCCCGGACTTCTCCAATCTTCCGGGGGGGGATTTTCTTATTATACAAAAAAGGACATCCATACGGATGCCCCTTCTTTTTTTGTGAACTTACACTATATTGCAGCCTGCATATCTTCTGGTATACCAATTGCGTCATACAATGTAAGTAATTTTTGACGATCAAATTCATGATAATTATCATCCAGAGAATCAAAAACAATAGTAAAATCGTACAATGTGGTTGCCTGAGCCTGTGTAAAGCAATTCTGCTCTACGCAAAAATCCAATAAATCCTGGAAACTATCTTCCTGTATGATCTCAATCGCTTCTGAAATCTTATCTTTTGGTAATTTTTCTGTAATATGAATGATTCTATCATATGCTGTATATTTACAATCCATATCTTTTCCTTTCTATCTTATCCATATAAATACATGCCTCTCGATCAGTCGTTTAACTTTTCAATCTCCGTCAGCATTTCTGCTGTATAATTGATATGATATTCAGAATAACAACCAAAGCCAGAAAATACTTTTTTATCACTGTCTGATTCATCGGAGATTTCATTCTCGTTTTCACTGCCATAATCCCATCCACTTTTATCATTTTCCCTATCTTCTTTGATCAAACTTATTAATCGATTTTTAACCTGTTCAACCGTACCTTCGTAATTATAAAGACTAACTCCATCTGCTTCAGAGTTGGATATACCTATGATCCATTTGTAGACAGGATTTTTTTTAGGTTCAAATCCGGAGTCCGAATTTGGTCCCTGCTTATCATAGATTGATTTGAATTTGTAATAATACTCATAGAACACAAGCTCCGGCATTTGAGCTATTACGCCTCTAATGTCAGTTTCATTATACAAAACAGCTTCATCTGTATCCTTCCCCATAAAATCATTCAGCTCCTGATTGTTAGCAATATTCAAAAGATATTTCACAACAAAATCTACTTTTTCTGCATATCTCTTTTCGTCCTTTGCTTTTTCTACAGAACATTTTCCCATTCTGGATCTGCCTTTCGCATTTGGCATTGTGAAGACATTAGAAATGTATTGGAAGTTATTTTCTGCTCCGTAATACTCAGCTTCTTTAATAGCATCCCAGTGTTCCATTATTGCCTCTAAAACTTTCTGAGCCTCTGTTTCTGATGGATAACATCCCAGCTCGACAGATGCTGCAGATGTGTAACGTTTGGATTCTGTCGCATAACATACAACTGGTTTCATTGCTATTACAGTAAAGCCCTCCTGTTTATGATGGATTGCAAAATCGGAATACTTTGCCAGGTTAACATATCCTTTGTTCATTGTTTTGATCATCATAATCTCTTTTCCTCCTTATTTTGAAATATTTTTTGCAAATCTAATATGTATAGATAAGAAATATGATTTTTCAGCAAGAGAAGAATCGAATTCCTTTTTGATTGGAAATATTAACTTTGTTTCTGTGTTCATAGTTCACACATATATCCATGTTTCTTTTACACAGGTATATGTGTGAAATTAAAACATAGATATATGCATGATTTAATGCCACAGCTATATGTGTGTATGACATACACACATATAGCTATGTTTTTTTTACACAGATATATGTGTGATCTATCTACATTCAATTTATAAAAAAATCCCATCAAGACTTCGAAATTCAAAGCCTTCGACAGGATTTTTCTTGCGTTATTTACTTTTTTGTAAAAATATCATATTGCAATATCTTCCGATTTTTCTGTATCCGCTTCCTGCTTCTGATAGAAGCTTTCTTTCTGATGATAATATCCCAAAATATAAGTATCACTTAACTTTCCAGTTAATTTAGCTTCTCTTCCATCAATCTTTTCAAAAATTTCTTGAAAGATTTTTTGATACTTGATGTATAAGCCGTTTTTCTTTCGTTTTAATTTATTAAGATATGGTACAATCTTATTTTTAAGTACGATCAATGTAGCGGCAGGACGTTGCACATATTTGTTTTGATATCTTACAGCATTTGGTATACGGGACTTTAACTCTTCTTCTGTATATGTATCAAGTTCAGCCTTTTCGTAAACAGCTAATAACCGTCCCATTAAATAATTAATTTCTGTGTTATCTAAGTCTAAGGTCATTGTGTAAACCTCCTTCCCAGCCTTATCATTTTCATATTTTCGTAAAATTAAGGCGGCGATATAGGTAATATATCTTCTATTTTTCAATGATTTGTATTTTAATGGAGAGGATGCTTTTGTGACCAAAGCATTTTTTAGGGACTCAGATATTGGATGTCCATATAATTTACACCAAAGCAACTCCTCTATTTTTTTAGTGTAAATTCCGGACTCTATTTCAATCCGTTCGTTCCTCTCTGATCCATAAGCATATTTGGAGACCATATATATAGAAGGAATCCATTTTGCTCCAGTAAACGACTCTTTCCATTTTTCTAATTTAGCAACAAAATCATTTCCTGGAGTCTCACTATAATAAGCTAGAGAAAGTCTTCCGGTTGTCATCGCTTTAAAAGCGGCGATTACTATGCAATCGGTGGAGGATAAACTATTATCCTCGGTTGATTCAAAGATGCTCCTATATAAAGTTTCCCTGTCACTTATGATTTCATCCCCCTCTTTTCTATCTTCAAATGGGGACGGCACGTATCTCCCATTTGGATTCCAATACACAAACATCTCATTTCCTGCGATAATTCCGAAGTTGTTCAAAAGCCATCGGAGCATATTGTGTGATTTCTGAGAAGCTTCATAACCAATCGTTAAAAGATCTTCCGCATTTTTAACAAATGTACCGCGGAAAGTATATTCTGTTTTATCATTAGCAGAGACCAATTTTGCACCAGACTGCAAGGGGAAGATATTTTTGGCATGTAATTCAGTTAAAGGTACATTTTCTCCTGTGAGCATACATAGCCCTGTTTTGGATTCCTTTGCAATAACCATATTGTAATATGCGATATAACAACGGAACATTTCTTTTGATTTCCATGTTTCTATAACCTCTCCGGTCAGCACATCTTTTATTTTCCAACGGACCAAACATTTCTTGTAGGCTGTAGACTGCATTTTCTTCTTACTCATGTCCTCTTCATTTTCTGATTCGAGGACTTCTGCTTTATAAAGGTCATGTATAATACTATTTTTTTCAACATAAGTATGAACGGCATGGGTAAATGCATTTCCATAAGCAGATTCATCCCAATCCATTAACTGTTCCAGATATGATTTTTGTCGTTCTTCATCAAATCCAGACAAATATTCCAGCTGTTCCGCAAAGGGATGCGGAGATGCATGGCTGGTACGGTTTGCAGATTTCAGTGATACAGGTATCAGCGTTCGGTTTTCTTTCTTAGGAACAGCCGCTGCATCAATAAAACAGCCATTGCTGTCAATTGTTATCTCTATCTGTGCGTTTTGCAACGCATGAGATACAGGAGCAAGCGGCTCTCTCATCCCATCTATATATACCCCAGCGTATTTGTCTGCCATAACGTCATATGTTTTGATCAATTTTTGTAATAATCCCACAATGTTTCTCCTTTTGTAATCTTTTTTATCTCTACACTTAGTTTTGATCTCCGTACTTAGAAATGTGCGATATATAAGCACTTCTAGTCTACTTTTTCTTTCTTTTCTTCTGGCATCTCAAAAGTTTTCGGCTGCATTTTACAGATTACTTTTGTCATCACACAATCTTCTGGTTTTATAAATTTGATCACACCGTTATGCATAACCGGACACCACATACGCATAGTTATACAGCCTTGTGTTTCTTTGGAATATGCTTCGTCTGGATAAGTTAAGCCATGATACATCAGCCCAAATGGAATGTCACCATAATTATCAAAGAATCCGATTCCTTCTCCGAATTTACAAGGTTTAACATACCCCTGACATTCACGGGTTCCTAAGAAGATATCCTGTCTGCCGCCTTTTTCGATCATTCTTTTAGAAATCTCTAAATGTTTTTTTTCATTCCAATCGGGTCTGCACTCGGGATGATTTTTATTAAAGATAAAATGAGCCCGTACCTGATAACGACAGTCTCTTAAATAATTATAAAGAGCCATGTCATTTTTATTGCCTTTCATTTTAGGGATGATTTTTCCGGACGCTTCCATTCGGAACGGATTCATGACTCTTACTTCATCAATAATCCAAGTAATTGTCGGTTTCCAATATATGGATTTCAAAATGCCTTTCAAGGCTTCATAAGTAGGAATAGCCATACTGCTTTTTTCTCCACCTGTTTTAAATTCAGGAAATGTAAATAAGGCTTTTCTTCCAGTAACTTCAAATTCTACGTTGTTCATCTTTTCTTCCTCCGTTTTTTAATCCCCGTACCCATGAAGGGTATGATTCTGGTTTGATAGGTTTGTCACCTTCATATGGCTCTGCTTTAATCCCCGTACCTGTGAAAGGTACGATAACAAGGCATTTGCATATAGATTTTGACTTGTTTTAATCCCCAGCCGGTATCTCGCGAAGGCTGATTGCCGAGCAAAACCCGGCGGTGCTTACTTCTTGTCAGTAGGGGATACCGTTTTCTCTCCGCCCACTACTGACGCTATGTGGACTCTACAATTCATCTCGCTACCTACATTTCATTTAGAGGTTAGGAGAATCCTTGTTTTCTTATAAAACTACCCTCCTTCCTAAAACAGATATTTCATATATATCATTTTTTAGAAGAGAAATATTTTTATAAGAAAAATTTAGTTATTGAAAAATTTTAATCCCCGTACCCGTGAAGGGTACGATATTAATCAAACTAGGCTTTCCGAAATAGATACAATTTTAATCCCCGTACCCATGAAGGGTACGATCCCCGTTTACACTCTTTTCTAAATATTTTCTCATATTTTAATCCCCGCACCCATGAAGGGTACGATTATAGAGAAGGTTGATATCCCCGATAGTCAAAAAGCTTTAATCCCCGTACCCGTGAAGGGTACGATTATTCGCTTGGCACATTTTTATTTTGCCTATATAGCTTTAATCCCCGTATCCACAAAGGGTACGATAAAGCTCACCAAAAAAGGAAAAATAAATTATCCGCTTTAATCCCCATACCCACGAAGGGTACGATGCCCAGAAGCTTTAAAAGAGTTTTTAATTACAAATGCTTTAATCCCCGTACCCATGAAGGGTACGATATTTCTATTTACCTCCTTACCCTGCTTTCTTCTCGCTTTAATCCCCGTACCCATGAAGGGTACGATCATGATTTTTTTACAAATGAAAAGCTACCCTTTAATAGCTTTAATCCCCGTACCCGTGAAGGGTACGATAATACGTCTAATTTAAAATACTACCGATTTTAATCCCCGTACCCACGAAGGGTACGATCATTGCATTGCACATCTTGTTTTAATCCCCAGCCGGTATCTTGCGAAGGCTGATTGCCGAGCAAAACCCGGCGGTGCTTACTTCTTGTCAGTAGGGGATACCGTTTTCTCTCCGCCCACTACTGACGCTAGGTTAACTATACAATTCATCCCACTACCTACATTTCATTTAGATGGTAGGAGAATCCTTGTTTTTCTTATAAAACTGCCCTCCTTCCTAAAACAGATATTTCATATATATCATTTTTTAGAAGAAAGATATTTTTATAAGAAAAAAATTACTTGTTGAAAAATTGGCAGGTATTTTAATCCCCGCACCCATGAAGGGTACGATTACAGTTCCCCCCGAAAGCTAGGAACGGTTCCGCTGCTTTAATCCCCGTACCCACGAAGGGTACGATATGATAGTATCTGTTAACAATTCTATCATTTTGTGCTTTAATCCCCGTACCCACGGAGGGTACGATAAAAACTACCCCTTTCCCTTAATTTTCTGTTATTGTTTTAATCCCCGTACCCACGGAGGGTACGATTCTTGATACAGCTAATATGTATAAATGATTTCTACGTTTTAATCCCCGTACCCACGGAGGGTACGATGGCGAAATTATATAAAATAAATAACAATTCCACTGTTTTATTTAGATAATTTAGACACAGCATAAGTTGTTTTGCCTTTATCTATTTTTATTTTTAGAAAAACAAAGGCAATATTTCTTGTATTTCTAGTGCGAACCTCTAAGAGTTTTTACGTTACTTAGGATTCGCACTCAATGGTAACCATACAGTTTTTATTTTCCATATCTTATTTGGCAGTAGGGATACTATTATCTCCGCCTGTCAGTGAGATTTTTTGTCTTAGCAAACGCCCTTTACATCTTCGTAATCCAGTCCATATAACTCATCTACAGAGATATCATAATCATGGACACTTCTTGGGATTGTACAACTATCTTTTAAGCGTACTTTAACGCTGCGGTGAACCTGTGCAGAAGAATACTGCCCGTCCTTACAGTTATGTTTAAACCAGTATAATTTAATAACTTCCATAGAGCCTTCTGGTCTTGCAGCAGAAGCATCGTTAACAAACATCGTTGCGATTGCTTTTTTGACAACTTCTGCATCTTCTTCTGTAAAGCCAGTCTTTTCTGCCAGCTGTACGTTGATGGCTCCTTTTACGATGTATAATCCGAATTTAACGAAATGTTTTGTACCCATTCGGTCAGAAGACATATGAGAATCATTTTTAGGAGGTAAACCATTTACTGATTTCGTGATCCCAAAACTGTCGATTATTACTGGGTCTACACTATAGGCTTCATGTGTCGTAACCGGACCACGAATCCCAAATGAGGTATTTCCCTTCTGTAACGCAAACACCTGACCAAAAGCCCTGACATCCAGCCACTTTTTACAGGCTTCCTCTTTGCACTTTTCTATATTATTTGGTTCTGTAAATAAAGCCTTTGCGCGGTCACTTAAACAAACACAGCCATCTGTTGTACGGTCTTCAGACTGAATAAAAATGTTATGCCCCATATCCTGCATACGGTTTCGAATTTTACGATGGATACATCCGCTGCTTATCTCGCCATACATTTCATCGTCTACACGCGGCATATTTTCGGCATTTGGATCTCCGTTTGGATTAGCTCCGTTTACTGCCACTAATGCAACAAAATCAATCTTGTTTTTTAAAATACTCATCTTTTTTCTCCTTTTTGTTGATATATTTATTTTTTTATAGCGGCAGTTCATTGCAGATGCGTTTTGCATCGGTTTACCTGCTCGCACTACTAATATGCCAAAAAAAATCTTAATGGAACTTTTGTAAGAAAATTTTTGAGAAAAAATCAAAACAGAATGTAATTTCTTTTATCTATAGAAAAAAGAATCAGATTCGATAAAAATAGATATAAAACATACTTTAAAATCCTAAATAATTATATATGTAGCGGTATGCTAACATCCGTAACAAAAAAGAAGCCCGTTTCTGGACTTCTCATTTTAGTAATTTTTGCATATCTTGTTTTAATCCCCATCCGGTATCCTCGCGAAAGCTGATTGCCGAGCAAAACCCGGCGGTGCTTACTTCTTGTCAGTAGGGGATACCGTTTTCTCTCCGCCACCACTGACGTTACGAATTCTACAATTCATCCCACAGCCTAAAGAGTGGGAAATTCTTGCTTTTTTATAAAGCATGTCTTCCTTTCCTATATAGTATGATAGACTGGCATTTTCCTTTTATCTTTATCTATCTCCCGCTCCCACAGTATGTTTCTGCAGGAGCAAGAAAACAGATACAAAAGATTAGAAATTATGCCGCGATTTTAGCTCGCATTAATAGTATGATAGAATTGAAAAAAAATAGTAGAATAACGGAAAAGACATGGAAAATGGACACAAAAAAACAGCCTGGAATTTCATTTCCAGACTGTTCAGACTGTAGACAAAGCCCCGCAAAAGCAGGTTTTTTGCTATTACTAAGACCGTTTTTTTTGATATAATAAATATCAGAAAGGCGGTATTTTTTATGATGACGAGAAATGCGGATAAAAAGAGAGAACAAATGCTTATGTTGCGTATGGATGATATGTTCACTAATTAATGTAAATACGAAAGCAACGAAAGCATATTCAAATTTACAAAAATACTATTCAAATTTATTAAAATTAATATAAAATTTACTAAAATTAATATAAAATAAGATAATAAATCTTTTCGCATTTAAACCTCCTAATTCGATTTATGATTTCCTTTTGACTATGTGTGCTGCCTATAATGGTATTGATTTCATTTTCAGAGAACAAATGTATCATTTTCTTATTTTGCTCTTCTGTGAACGAATTTATTTTTCGCTTAATAGAAAATCGGCTGATGAATGCATCATCGAGGATATCTAATCGATTTGTTGCCGCCAGCACAATGATATTATTCGGTAATTTATCAAACTCCTGCATTAATGTTATCGTTATTCTTCTAATCTCACCATCCGTACCACCTCCGTTTCCATTTTTCCTGTTACAACTGATTTTTTAAACATATAAATTACAATATCCACAACAAAATCACTCCTTTTCTTTTAATTGGAACGCCTTTTTTCTAATAATACATACACCGGAACAATATCTTCATCTTCCCATGTTATATTCTTTTCACAAACATAACAATCCTCTATAGAGAATAGTTTTAATCTATCTTTATCCATCTTGATTAGACTTCCACATTCTGGACAGCGAGCAATATAAACCTTTTCTAACAATCCCTTTTCTTTGCATTTTGCTATTATTTTTTCAGCATCTTCTACCGAGATTTTCATCTTGGAAGCGGTCTTTTTAACTGTGATATATGGCATATCCGGAGCATATACTTGTAAAAATTTCTGTAAATTACAGGAATCATCTTTTTCTTTGGATTCACTTTTACTCTCTTTCATACAAGCCTGATGTTGCAATACTGCATCAATCTCAACTTCTGCCATACTCCCAGGTTTTAAGTTATGAAACATCGAACTTTCTTTCCCCTTTTCAGGTCCTTGTTCCACTACTTTTACAATACGAACAGTTCCATTTAACTCATGATAAATTCTAATTTTCATTTATTTCTCCTTTCTCCTAATTCATCTCACATAGATGTAAATAGGCTTTGCTAAAGTTTTGTAATGGTCTGCAGAAATTACACATTCTACTATGTATGTTTCCTTTTCTGTGGATTTTATTGTTACTTTACCATCGGAAGAAACAGAAATTTTTTCTTCAGTGCTATTACTTGCAATTGTTCCAGTTGCTGGATCTATAGAAATTGCTTTAGAATTTTCTTTAGCTAAACGAAATTGACACTTTAAAGTTGGAAGCGATTCATCTGACATTTCGAGTACTTTTGGCGTATCGAGTTGCTTTACACATTTTCCATCTTTAAAATCATGCTTAGAAATAATGATAGATGGTGCCTCTGTTGTTTTTATTTCACCATCATAAACATAAATTTTGACCTTCATTGTACCACGATACTTCCCTTTCCCTTTCAATTCTATAATTCCACCTGTTTTTGATTTTTCTTTAGATGTGTTGTCTGCAAATTCATAATCTTTTTCTGCAAATAACCTTTTAACACCTATTATGTTTGGCCGAATTACTCCAATCATTTCTGGAAGATTTGGCTTACCAGTGTAGTCAAACATAATTGAATAGTATGGCTTCTTATCTAAAACACGAAATTTATCTAAATTGTTACCATTTAAATGTTGTAGAAATAGTATAAATATTAAAATTACTAATACACCCAACCATATTTTATTTTTTAAGCTTTTCATAATGTGTTCTCCTTGATTGTTTTAATAACTGAGAGTATTTTTACGAAGGCTACTAAATCTTTTCTGCCAAAAGCTGTATTGCCCCTCCTTTTTTGCTCTGCATTTCTTTATTCGCAAAGCATTGATTCGTGATAAATTCTAATTTTCATCTTTTTCCGCTTTCTTTCGTAATGGTGATTGCTCCTTTTTTTCTTTAATAGTGAGGAAAAACAGAAATACACAACACAATATAACTGCGATACCCCCGATTATTAGCAATACACTTGTGACTGGATAGAAGTGTTTTGTGTAAAAAACAAGTCCTCTTCCAACTATAATACAGCCGCCTATAAAACAAAGTGTTGGCACGATGTAATTTACGAAAAAATTTACATTTGTTCTATTTCCATATTTCTTCATCAAAAATTTAGGCGAAGGATATCCCGGGTTCTTAAGCCGGGGAGGAATTCGCCACCGTCTTCAGACGGTTCTCCTTTCTATAAGATAATTCTTTCTTGTATCAGCAAAAGTAAGTTTCTTCACGCTGATACTGCCTTTGTTTACTTTTTCTCCGGATAATGTCCGGATGTCAAAAAATCCACTCTTGCGTCTTCCGAAAATGAAATATTCCCTGCCCTGGTATCTGACTTTATCAAATAACCGGTAACCTTTTACAAGGTACTCTGCCTGATTGGACTTTCGTATACCGCCTTTCAGGATCGTCTGTTTATGTATCTGCCGGTTATGGCAGCGGACTTTTTTCTGATAATAGTAAGTCCCATCCGAGACGGCATCTGGATTCCCGCTGATACATCTTGCATCAATATAATGTTCTTTCGGTAAGCCATGTTCGATACGGGTATTCTTTGTCAGATACCCATAAGTCATCGATACCGGAATATCTGGCTCATATTGTTCTTTCAGTGTGTTGTAGAATGTCCAGCGCATGATACCCATAAATGCAGCATCTTTAAATTGCATGCCATGCTTGATATTCTTTGGCAGTATAACAGTGCCATTATGATACCCTTTATGGCAGGTCTCACATAACGTGATCAGATTATTCGGGGCATTGCCTCCTGTCTTACGGCTTTCAATATGGTGGACGTTTAATATCTTGTCTTTGGATCTTCCCTTACAACACTGACAGATGTGTCCGTCCCGGAATAATACATACTCCCGGATATTCCAAAAGTCCATCTGCTCTCCCTGCTGATATTCAATCCCTTGAATCTCTGGGTCCTTAATCTTCTGGATATCAAAGGAAGCCGTTTCCACAATAATCTGATTGATTGGAAGAATCTTGCAGGCATTTGCCACAACCGTAAGATGCGATCCTATCTTCTGCCGGATAGATGGTGCTAACCATCCCTCCTTCCGTTTTCGGTTATCGAATCTTACCGGGCGGTATCTTGTTTTCCTGCTCCGTCTGCTCCGGCGCAGCTGTCTTCTTGTTGCCAGCAGCTTTACAATATCATCGCGTAATTCTACATCAGATTCATATAATACTTTTGTTTTTGTAGTTGCAGATATTCCAATATGTTTGCTCCCGGCATCAACACCTAATGATACCGGCTGTACATTTCTTTCAGATTCGTATTGCAGCTGTATGGTAAACGGGCATTTCTTTACGACTTTCGCCATCCCGGATTTTAACATCCGGCAGACTTTCCCATGCCGCTCTGTCGGCATCAATGGCTGTCCATCGTTCGCTACTACATATACCATGATACAAGTTCCTTTCTTTTGGTGTGTTACTGCGGTAAGCCGGACACACCTGCCGTAATGATACCTTCGCCAATGTTAATGGGAGGTTTGCCGTATGCAACACTGTCCCTTCCCACTAGGACTGTTTAATCACATACCGTAGAGCTGCAGGCAAGGTATAACACCTGCAGGTACCTGTCTGCATAGTCCGGAGGCTACGCATTCTCCCGTAACGTAGTGCCCGAAACACTTAGGCTAGTCAACTAAGTTTTTGCAAGCTCCCGCTTCAAGATTTCTTTAGAAATCTAAGCGGTGGGTAATTGACTTATTCTTCCCCCGCAATTTGGATAATAAAAAAATATTACCCATAACTTGTTCTGCTGTTTTCTTTTCCTCCATAGCAAATTGCCATAAATAATTGTTTTAATCCCCAGCCGGTATCCTCGCGAAGGCTGATTGCCGAGCAAAATCCGGCGGTGCTTACTTCTTGTCAGTAGGGGATACCGTTTTCTCTCCGCCCACTACTGACGCTAGGCTAACTATACAATTCATCTCGCTACCTACATTTCATTTAGAGGTTAGGAGAATCCTTGTTTTTCTTATAAAACTACCCTCCTTCCTAAAACAGATATTTAACATATATCATTTTTTAGAAGAGAAACATTTTTATAAGAAAAATTTAGCTGTTAAAAAAATTATCTTGCGTCCACTCCAATCAACTGATATCTTCCTTCATTAAACCCTTCAATAGTGTATTCAATCATTTCAGAATTTCCAGAAAATACTGTGGCTTCTTCCTGTGAAGTACAATAATCAATTACGCTATATTTCTGTTTTTCAAGAGAATTTTCTTTTGAATTACTTATGTCTATACACTTAGCAATGACATAAGTATCATTAATTCTATCTTTCAAAACAAAATGGTATTTGCCGGCACGTGTAATTAATACCGGATCATTATTTGTCTCTACAACAATTTCTATAGGCTTTTCCGCTGTTGAATTGACATTTGTTGTAAGATTTTTTGATGTATTTGTAGTTCCATAATAAACTGTTGAGTTTTCATTGATTTTGTTAGATATCGTATTGATTTTTGATAACGTCATGAAACTAATGATTAAACTTACAGCAGCAAATAATATAATGCTCCCATGAAATATAATATTATATTTTCTCATAATAAATTTTCCTTTCTTTTGTAATATTATTTTACCAATGTGTTAATTTACTCGTTCATTAACTGGAAGATGCTCTATTTCTTCTGTCATATTTCTTTTATTTTCCATAAATCTTTATGCAGAGGCTGAATGCCGTTTTTTTCGGCAGGGCTTCACTTCCTGTCAGTGGGAGGATACCGTTTCTCCGCCAACCACTGACGTTACACGAATTTTACAATTCATCCCACAACCTAAAGAGGCAGGGGAATTCTTGTTTTTTTATAAAGTCTGACCTCTTTGGAAAGTCGGACAGATTTTATAAAAAGATTTTTTGTTAAATCCTAGCGGTATTTCTATGAAGGCCAACATTAATGGAGCTATCCATCAAATTTTTTCTGCCAAAAGTTGTATTGTTTTACTCATGATTTCTCTCTGATCATGAGTTCCTTTTACGATACGGTTTATTTCCGTTTCATCAAATTCATATCCAATATCACTAAGAAACATCTGTATCATTTTCTGATTTTCTTCTGTTGTAAATGGTTTCATCTCCTGTTTAGTCGAAAATCGACTTACAAATGCCGAGTCGAGCAGATCATATCGGTTTGTAGCGGCCAGAACAATCACGTCATTCGGTATCTTATCAAATTCCTGCATCAAAGTAACTGTAATCCTACTCATTTTCCCATCTGAACCTTTACCTGATGTAGATTTTCTATCACAGCTAATTGTATCCACTTCATCTAACATAAAAATGCATGGATTAGAAGACGCATAAGCAAACGCTTTTGCGATATTTTTCGCTGTAGACCCCATATAACTGTCTATGATTCTGGAAAAATTTAGGTAGCAAAACGGGAGGGCTTTTTTGAAAGCAATATATCTTGCAAACATAGTCTTTCCGGTTCCTGGAGGACCGTATAACAAAGTCGCATTTTTATATGGTATTTGCAGCTCCATTAATTTTTGACTTACTTCTGCCATTCGGAAGATTTTACTTGCTAACTCCATTTGCTGTTCTGATACATAATATCTTGATTCTTTAAATGACATCGAAACATCTTCGCATTGCAAAAGCCCTTTTAATTCTGCCGGAAGCTCATAAAGGAAGCCATGTTCCGATGTTAAAATTGATTTATAACGGGCTACAAAGTTTTTGTTTTTCTGCGTGGTGTCTTCATTAAGGGCACCTAAAGCTCCCTGTCTAGCTTTAAGCATATTGTTTGTGGCGATTCCCCGTATCATCTCTTTTTGTATTTCTGTTAGGCCCATATGAAGTTCTCCTTTCTCCTACTCAAAATATCCTAGTAGTTGTCCTCTACTTGCTGCAATATTTATAGCTACATGAAAATGATTGGCAACTTCTTTTATATTTACCCGATTGCCTTTTGTATATCGGTTCAATATTTCTCCATACTCTTCTTCTGGCATCAAAAAGGCTTTTGCAAATTCATTCGCTTGATAGTTCGTCTCTGCATCATTATTTCTATAAAACCCTTTCATTTGATTATTCCATTTATCATCGTTTATCCTGAAGCCCATATGCAAAAACAAATGTCCTAATTCATGTGCTATCATGAAATTTCTTCTTTCTATAGTCCAAGATATTTGCACTGGCGGAAGAAAGATTTCAAATGACTCTTTACCGGATTTTCTAATCCAAATATCGGAAAGATCATCTATTGCTGTTTTTTCAACAATTATCCCTCCCATACTGACAACGATACTCTCAATATCAGATATCGGTCCGATTATCTTATATTCTTTTCTGACATATTCTGTAATTTTATCTATCATTATTCTTGTTTTTACATCCATTTTTACCACTCTTTTATCATTCGATTTCCAGATACTTTATGCTCTTCTTTTCCACATATATTGCATTTTCTCACCTGTATCGTTCGCTTAAGCTTCTTATCAGTGAGGAATACCGACTGAATTCTCCGCCACCACTGTCGCTTGATTAATTTTATTATTTTGTTGTCTATGGCTTCCTCCTTTCCATAAAAATAATAAGAATCAAAAATTTTCTTCTATAGAAAGTATGATATATTAATTAATACGACCCGTTTTTTTGTGGAAAAAATTTTTAGAAAGCATTCAGACACAGACAACGGAACGATGAAATAAACTTTTAGAAATTTTTCGAATTTTGTTTTGGGTTTATATCTTTTTTGATATTTCATAAAATCTCCTTTCGCTCATACTTAGCTCTTTCATTTTTGTATCAAATTACTCCAATTGCTCGGCAATAGGCGTAAAAAGTACGAATAGAAGGGTTACCATTTTCGATTTTAGAAACAACTTGCTGTGTTGTCCCCATTTTTTCAGCAACGTCTTTTTGAGAAAGATGTTTTTTTTCTTCGGATTCTTCGCAAATTATACAAAATTTCCGTGATGTCTTTTTCAATAGTATCCATATTTTTCCTTTCTATATTTTTGGTGCTGCTCGTTGATTTAGGATTCTTCTTCCTTAATTGGTGTATCTGTGAGCCATAAGCGCCCCGGACCTATTATCTTTTCTTCATATCTTTTTCTTATACCCAGCATCTGGTAAAGTGTCTGAAGAAACTTTCCCTCACAGATTAAGGACGATGAAGCTGCTGCAAGTTTTCTGTTATCTATGATCATAGATTCTCCTACCGCTAACTCGTAGGCAGCAATAGGGCTTTTTGCTTGAAGCAAGATTATGTTCGAACTTTCTGTTAACATACAATAAAGCTTTTTGTGTACAGCAATAAATTCGCCTGCCCGTATTTTTATAGCGTAAAATGTGCCATCAAAACTAGAAGGAAATGTCACTAAACCGCTACCTATCTTTTGCATCTCAATATCGTTTGGAATTCGCTGTACCTTTTTTACATTTTCCAAACACTCCGCAAATGAGTTGATGTCTTTTTTTTGTTGTCTATATCTCTTTACTTCGTATATTATGGTGTAGACATACCAGATGGCTAATGCGATATAAAGTCCTGCCACTAATTGTTGTAACTGTTTATTTCCATAAAATATCGTTAATATTCCTAATAAAATAAATGCTATGTAATCCATCTTTTCCCATTTGATTTCCATTTTCTTTTTCCCCTTACTTTTTTAATACTATTCGTTCTTTCTCAACGGCAATTAATGCAGTATGTAGATTTTGTAATGCCTGATCGCTAATTCCGTCAAATGTAGACCAACTCATATCGTGTAAACTTTTTTCGATAGCTTTGATAAGATATCTTCTTTCTAAAACTTTTTTGGCATCTTCTTTTGATAAATACAATTCGCTTCGAGTGTAGGAAAATGAATCATCTACTTCTTCAAAATTATTTTCCATGTCAAAACGAATCTCCCATCCATGACTATCTTCTACTGTGATATATTTACGACCGACTTTTACGACTGTACATTCTTCTGTTGCAGCATCAATATCCATCGTTTTACGAAAGTCTACGTTTTTCAAAGAAAGTAAAATTGCTTTCTGTCCTTTCTTAAAATCTTTCTTTTCCATATTTATAGTCTCCTTTCTCATGTTCCGTCTTTGTGATTCTTGTTTTAATCACCTTTTTATTCCGGTGCGAAATGCTGTTCCATAAAATCTGCGATTGTGAGATATTCTTTCTGAATTTTCCCATCGAATGTTTTCTTTGTCCATTCTCTAAATCCTTCAAGATTTCCATTAAAATCTCCACAATAAACCATCACTTTTTCATCTTTTGTTCTATAAAATGTTGCAAATTTAAATTTCGTTCTAAAACCTTGCACCGCTGCATAATCTTCATCACTGCAAATTCTTGCATCTTGAGAAATATTTACAACTCCCTGTATCTGTGCATCTCCCAAAGACGCATTCTGATGTTAATTCATATTTTTTCATTGCTTCTCCTTCCTTTTTAGTTCGTAATACACGAAATAATCTTCCTCCCTTTAGTACATTATATAAGATGTATAAAAAATGGAATTTTTGTAAGAAAAAAAGCCTCATTTCTGAGACTTTTTTTCTTAAATATTATGGTTTTACGAAAGAGTGATAATTCGATTGTGAATCTGATTAAGAAATCATTGTTTTATCATTTTTCTGTTTCCACAAGCACAATGTACTTAAGTTCATCGCATTCAAAATCCCATTCACCATCGTATGTGTCATCCGGATCAGTACGTGTAAGTTCATATCCATCATGGAATAACACACCTTCTGTGTATGGAGATTCTTCTTCAGAAATTACCAACTTAATATCTGCTTCAATTCCATTTGTTTTAATCCCCAGCCGGTATTGACGGAGACTGAATGCCGGTGTTTCCTCCCGGCGGTGCTTACCTCTTGGCAGTAGGAGATACCGATATCTCCGCTCACTACTGCCGCTATGTTAACTCTACAATTCATCTCACTACCTACATTTCATTTAGAGGTTAGGAGAATCCTTGTTTTCTTATAAAACTGCCATTCTTCCTAAAACGGATATTTCATATATATCCTTTTTTAGAAGAAAGATATTTTTATAAGAAAAAATTACTTGTTAAACTTTCCTTTTTCTTATATAATCCTTTCTTTCTTGATTGATTCGAGATATTGACATGAAATATTTTCCCTCCTTTTCGTCAATAAATTATCTCAAAAATAGAATGTCAGACTGTGGAACGTGATACACCGGCGGGCAACTGAAGTTGACCGCGGCTTCTTTACTAATCCATCTTTTCCTATTTGATTTCCATTTTCTTTTTCTCATCTCTTTTGTCTCTGTCTGCTCTATTGTATTAAGATGCACTTTTCGTTTTTATGTCTAAAATCTCCATTCCTTTTTTATACATTATATAAGATGTATAAAAAATGAAATTTTTGTAAGAAAAAAAAGCCTCATTTCTGAGACTTTTTTCTGATAAATTGTTTTCTTATAATGGATTAAGAATCTGATATCTGACCATATCATATAGCCATGCTTCAAAAGTTGATCCCTGTTGCTTTTCAGCGGGGTGAATATCAACCGTATACCTTCTGTACAGCTTCGACATAGTAAAGATTTTCCTGCCGCCTTCTTCATAATAAGCGAATCTCATAGGATTACCTGCACTTTCTTATGCTTTGACAAGAATTTGATCTTTTTTCCGATCATAATAATAGACGGAATCAGATAATACATCCCCTATTGATACAACTGTGGTATTGGCATCATGAACTATAGACAATAATTTCGTAGGGTCGTTTATTCTATCTGCTGGAACCATGATTACTTCATGGATGCTAGAAGGTAAGATATACATATCTGCTCCCTTTTTGTTTGCAAAATCTTTCAATATATCTCCATATAATAAAGCAGAGGCTCCATTAAGTTCCTGTTTATTTGTCAAGATATACATTGGGATAGCGCTTGGATATAAGATAAAAAATACCATCCCTGCTAACATCTCCTCCATATCAATAATTTGGGCTGGAAATAAACGAGGCGTGTTCTGTCGTGCTGCTAAGACTAAATCATTGACAGAAACACCCCACTCTTTGACTTGCTTATTTGTGATCAATGACGTAGAAACGCCAACATCATCAATACGAGCCACCCAGCGAAATGTTACCGCAAGATCATATAATCTTATATGTGGGCAATCCTCTAATATCTCCTTGTTTTTTTCATAATTTACAAGGCGATAAATAACTCTTCCACGGATATTTTCAAATTCCTGCAAGTTTGGTATTTTGACGGCAGCCATCTGAACCTTTTTATCATAATCAGCCCTTATATTTCTTATGACATTTTCCAACAGCTCACCGTTTTGATAGTGTATGTAATAATCATCCAGATAAAGTATCGGACTGACATCTTGTCCACTTTCTCGGATAAATAAGCCAGTCGCAGAAACGCCATTGTTCTTTTTAACAACGGATATTTCTATCTGACTTGTCTCTTTCCAATCTTTAGATGTAATGTTTTCCTTAACCCATGCCTTAAACTCTTCAAAATTCATCATAATTTTTTCCTCCTGTTTTTGAAAATTTTTACGTCTCTAATATGCATGGATTATAAAATATAGATTATTACAAAGAAAAAAAGCCTCATTTCTGAGACTTTTTTTTACATTGTTTTATTCTTTGTATTAATATTAATTAATAGTAGCTGGATCAAGCTCATCACCAGAATAAGCTTTTGTGATATCAGGAGCAAAATCATACAGTACATTTGTCTTGCTCATTGAAAAATGGAAAATACATACCCTATCTCTCTATTCTTGCATTCCATAATTTATCTATGTCTTGATAATTAGTGCCGATTTTTTTTGAAAAGTATGCATAAAACCTTAATTCATACGGAACCTTTTCTTCTAATTTATTCTCTATCAACATCAATGTTCTTGCTTTTAAACATTTCATCACATCTTTTTGCAATGTAACAATATTTATACGCTCCAACCATTTTTTACATTCTCTATAATATTGAAAGCTATTAACCTCTGGTAACTTATGAAAATGTTTCAATATAATAGATTCAAATTCCGCTTTACGTAACACTTGGAACATTGCTTCATATGACAGATTATCTCTATTATAAAAAGCTTTTTTTCTACAAATCAGTCTTCCACTTGCAGTTAGTTCATATATTCCAACTTTTTGATCTTTTAAAAATTCTTTTACATGTGGTAATTGTTTATTTCCAACCACAACATAAATATAACTAAATACTTTATAATAATCTTTTAGCTGATTCTCTAATCGAATTAGATTATCTAAATCTGTTTTTATTTCGTATACTACTCCACGATCATTAATCATAATAAAATCTGCTTTTGAATTACCAATAGGCAATTCAGTAAGTGCAGCTGTATTATACAAATCATGTTTTTTTATAAGCAACTGGTTAAGTATTGTATTTTTATAATAATACTCATTTCTATATTCATAATTCATGAAATGATATATTTCGCTTATTGCTTCACCAATCGTTGCATCATCCGTTTGTACATATCTCCTTACGTACTCAAAAAAAGAGTCGGGAATACTATCTTCGCTTATCATTCTATCCAAATACGGTACTGTAAAAATTTTGTTAACCATATATGTATCAAATTTTTTCATAGTATCCCCCTTTCAAATGTTTTCTAAATTATAACACATTAACTATCCTTACTCAATCATAAGCATTGGTTATCTGTCTTGACTGCTTATGCAGAAAGTCTTTTCGTTGATTGGCAACCTTAAGCCTCTGTTTATTGCGATTGTTTTAACCTTTCTGCATTTTGGAAAGCTTATGTTGTTCTCTCGTTCATCATTGGGATACATTCTGAATTTATATGCTCTGTTTGCCACCATGCCACTTCCTTTTCCGCAAAAAACTGCCTGCGATACTTGACCACAAGCACACGATGCGTAAAAGGATAAAAAACGCCCGAACCGGACGTTTTTTATAAATAAGTTTTTGGTCACAAACTCCTGCTAAACAGAAAAACAAAGCCATCTTTGTATGTGATCCGAAAATGGTAATTTCTTTCCAGCCAATCATTAAATCCATCATCAAAATAACTCTTTTCCTGCATTATTTCCGGATGAATATTTTTCAATAACTCTGCAAAACATCCATTTAAACCAAAATTAGACTCAGCAATGATAACTGGAGTACCATAGCTTACCGAAGATGGCACAGCCATAAATTGAACTTTGTTTATATTCGGATTTGTACTTACACATTTTTGAGCAACAATAGCTGCTTCATCACAAGATCCGTTCATAAACATATTGTAAAACTGATTGGCATTCTTTTTTCTTTCTTTTTTCGTTATACGCATATATTTGCTCCTTTACACATCTTCTCTTCCACAGATAGTATACAGTTCGGCATCCAAGATGACCTCATTGCAATCCTCGCATTCCAAACTGATATTTTCCGGATCATCCCAATCTCCATAAGAAGCAATACTTATATGATGTCCTCTGTGTTTTTTCAATTCGTCCCACAGTAAAGTATCACACCTGTTTCTTCTTTCATTTGTTCCCATTTTTGTCCTCCTCGTTTTGAATTTTTTTTTATAATTTTAATATGGATACATTTTCAATATTAGATTTCATTAACAAGAAAAAAGACTGCCATAAGCAGTCTTTTCTTTGGTTGGCAAGAGATATACTATTTTTCTAATAATTGGAGATTGTATTTTTCCAAAAGTTCTTTAATCTCTTCACAGCATTTTGGTCCTAAGTTCCGGACTTTCTTTAAATCGCTTTCCGTCAGTTGTGTTAACTGCCCCAATGTGTTGATCCCACTTCTGCGTAATGCATTAAATGTCCTTGTACTGATCTCTGTTTCTGTTAGTGGAAATCTCATACAGCACACAAATTCTTTTCTTGTGATTGGTGGCTTAATATCAAGGATCTTTCCCATCTCTGTAACAGAGAAACCAGGGCATATATCCTGCATTTCTTTGATTTTATTCTCATCTGCACTTAGATAATCATAAACAGATGTGATATGCAGGTCATGGAAAGAAGCGATCCATTCATCTGGGATCTCTGGGATATCTTCAAGATAAAACAATTTTTCAAACTGTTCTTTTAACTCCGGTGTAGTTTTAGCCAATTCGATATTATGCAGCATCCTTTTACATTCTGTGGAAGCATTAATGTACTCGCTCTCTATTGTCAGATAAATCCTTTCCGTCGTTTTATACGTTTGTAACGCTTTTGTATACTTTTGATAATTTGGAAATAATCTTCTGCTACAGGATGGATGACGGAGTTTTCTCAAAGATTTGTTGATGATCTGCCGTACCCATTCTTTTTGTGTTCCTATACGTTCACTGATTTTTTGGTATGTCATCGGTTCCTCATCAAAACCATACCGCAAAGACATCACATAAAATTGTTTTTCCGTAAGGGTTTCTTTCATGATATGTATAAAATCTTCGGGATCCTCGATCTCGATGATCAACAGTTTGTTTTTATCTGTGATATTAAACATATCCTTTGCTATCCGGTCAAGCGGTGTATCCATATCCTTTAGATATGCCAGGATATCATCCTCCGTTAAGATATTTTTCTTTTTTACATAGTTTGTAAAATTTCCTATTGTTTCGTTTCGAAATTCCTGTGGTGTAATGCCAAGTTTTCTCGCTGCTTCTGTCTGGGTCATTGCATCGTCTAATATCTCCCCAAGAATAGCAGACAGTGTTTCTAATTCCTTTTTTGCTTTTTCTATCTTTTCCTTATTTGTAGTTTTTCTTCCTGCCATTTTTAATCCTCCTTAATTTTGAAAACATGTTTGTTTTCTTAATATGAAGGAATATTTATAATCTCCTTTTCGATCATTTTCTCAACGAAAGAATCGTATTTCATGCAATTGTTTTAATCCCCAGCCGGTATCCTCGCGAAGGCTGATTGCCGAGCAAAACCCGGCGGTGCTTACCTCTTGGCAGTAGGAGATACCGATATCTCCGCTCGCTACTGCCGCTATGTGAACTCTACAATTCATCTCACTACCCTTGTTTTTCTTATAAAGCTGCCCTCCTTCCTAAAACAGATATTTCATATATCATTTTATCTTTATCATTAGGTGGAACTTTTGTGTCCATAAATGCACAGATATAGCAATGCTTTTTTATCGCTAATATAGCTGTGATTAAAAATACACAGATATAATAGCGATTCTTTTTATCTTTATAATTAGGTAAAGCTTTTGTGGACATAAATGCACAGATATAGGTGTGCTTTTTGTATAGGTGCAAATGTGTTCAGAAATGCACAGATATAACAGTGTATTTTTATCACTGCTATACCTGTGCTTTTTTTTATATAAAAAAAGCCCCTATTACGGGGCTTTTTGCATCATGACCAATGTTATACCGTTTCATCCAGTTTTTTGATTTTTCCATCATTATCTACATAATATTCTTTCTCCAGATCCATTTCAAACAAATATATGACTTTTTCAGGTACAGACAATTTATCTGCTGCTTTAGAAAAAATAGCTTCAGTATGCTTCATATTCTCTGTTGCCTTAGAAAATTCATATATTCTGTCATCATCTAATTCGCTTCGTGAAAAATATGGACTTTTATCTTTTAATGTGCTTTGATATAATATCTCCTGGCAAGAAGGACAGTACCCCATTTTAACGAACTCTCTCCCAAATTTATCTAAACTTGGCAACACATCTTGTATTAATCCGCCACAACAAGTATACTTCGTACATTGTTCCATCTGTTCTTTTGTTAAGCGTAGATACGTTTCCTGCCTGCACATTGGACATTCTTTGTAGATAACTTTCACAAATTTTTTTTCTTTCATTGTGTTCATTTATTTTTCCTCCATGTTTGAAAATTTTATATCTCTAATATGTAGGATTATGATTTTTTTTGTTCAAAAAAACCGCCCCAATGGGACGGTTTCTTGCTGAAAACAAAATTTTTAGGATGGATTCGCCATTGCGAGAGAACCTCCTTCCATAGATATTTTGATCGCATCTGCTTTCTCTGATTGTCTAATACAATCCGTATCTGTAACTTCTTGAGGCAACACATCATAATAACAATAGCTGTTATCATATGTGTAATACAAACTAATTCGTCCGCGATCTTCCTCTTTTTCAAATGTAAGTCCTATTTCACAGGTTTCATCATTAGCTTCAATGGATGCTATTTCTGCTTCATTACAAGCATCCTTTTTAGCGGTGTCCCATGCTTCTTTAAAACTGTTAAACTCCTGATAAGGTTCTTCATCGCCCCAGGAATAAGAGATCTTTAATAACCATTTCATATTTTTTTCTCCTTCTAATGCAAATGAATGATGTTTCCGATGTAATATTTTGCATCGGGGATAGCTGTTCGGATAAACTGATCAAATGGTATCATGGAATCTTCATAAGCCATATCGCCCCAGTTATTCTGGATAGTATCTCTTAAAGTAAAAAGATCACTGTTGGAAAACTCATCCAGATCCATATCGGCAACCATTTTTTTTACCTTCGCAAAACGATCCCGGAAATAATTTTCTTTGCACTCTTTTGTAAAAATGATATAAGGGATGTCATCTTCTTTTCCAACAACAGCTCCCAGTTCCTGCATTTCTTCTAAAAGAATACATACTGCGCCTTCTTTATTTTTTTCTGTTTTCACAAACTCTGCAATATCTGGAAGATGCTCATATAATTCTTCTTCCTGTAATTGATTTAAAAAATCTTTTTCTCTCTGTAATTCGTACATCGTGCCTCTTGCCATGGTATTTCTCCTTTATGTTAGATGATATCAAAGTCATATAACTTTGACATTTTTTCATAATTTATAACTTTGATAATGTTATCTGTCAGAGTAAATGAATACTCTACCCAGTCATTCTTTCCAAGCTTTAACTCAAATGCATGTTCACCCAATAAAGCTTCTTTTGCCTCTTCATTATCAACTCCGATAATAAGGTCTTTTCCATCAGAATCTTCTAATGGAAGAAGTCCTAAAGCGATTGCTGTTCTGGAAAGAATAAAGAAATCATTAGAACGATATCTGTGTTCCTCGAAAAAATCTTTTTCACTACCAGGCTCTATTCTTGAAAAAATCGTATTAAAAGCAAGACTTCCTACCATATATTCACCAGTTTTATCACGATAGAGAATATCCGTATCTTTTGCTTCTAATAAAGAGTTGTCTGTAAGAATTTTTTTAGTATATGCTAGAAGTTGAAAAATTTTATTTGGAGCAGCACATTTTATGACACTGCATCCTATGTCAAGTAACAAAAACCATTTTTGAAGTTCTTTGGCAAGCTGTGTAATTACTTTTAACACTTCTTGCTCATTTTTGCAGTGGAATTCAACCGAATATCCACTTCTTCCGGTGAAAATTTCATACATGAAATCACCACCAAATGGATGTCCGCATTCTACTCCGAAAGTCAATTTGTTCACGATGTTGGAATCTATCGCTTCTTTGCCCTTTTTTATTGGAGTAAATCTAAAATAGTCAAATAACGGGGAATAAACAGGACAATTATTCTTAAAATCTACTTTAAAATTATCTAGAATGTAATCATCTTTTATATTTTTTATAATGTTTCCCATCGCTTTTAACCTTCCGGGTAGCTCTTCTTCCGCACAATGCCAATCAATCCATCCCGCTACACATTGAGTTTTAATATCTTTACTATCAAACTCTCCATTATTGAATTTCTCAATCCATTCTCTTACTGTAATACTCATATTTATCCTCCATTTTTAATGAATCTATTGATTCAATATAAAAATTATTGCTTCATTCGGCTGTTTTAATCCCCAGCCTCATTACGGAGGCTGAATGCCGGGACTTTTCCGGCGATGCTTAACCTCTTAATAGTAGACAATACTGATATCTCCGTTCGCTACTGCTGCTAAGTTACTCCATATTATAAGAAAAAATTAGTTGTTAAAACAGCCTCGTAGTATGCCAGTTCAGCATAGTCAATTCCATTTTCTTCTGCTGCCTCAACATTTTTGAGAACATTAAAAATCATATTTATTGTCATATTCAATGTATATGACTTCCAATATTCTTCCTTTGTTAAATAAGCATCCTCTGCATCAATAAAATAGAAAGCATTATCTCCTATCCTACAGCAAGCTCCTAAACAACCTGCATAGTCATCCTCAATGGAAATAACTCCCTTTTCAAATCCATTTTTTATGGCTTCTTTTGTAATCATGATGATTCTCTCCATTCTTGTCTTGTAAATATCATTACCATGGAAAACAACAATATAATTTATTGTTGTCCACTTTGTCCATCTCAAACAAATACGCTCCGTTCTGACAATAGTCATAGTAGTTATCAACAATCTTGCGTTCTGGATATTTTTCATGGAAGATTTTTTCGGCTTCATTAATAGATCTTGCAATAATGATACCTTTATCACCATCACTGTTTTCATAAGCAAAGACTTTGTTTTTTGTAAACATGATATTTTTCTCCTTTTATACTTCCAAAACAATTCCATTTTTAACGACAAGTTGTATCTTTTCATTATCTGGATAGATACCTAACGAAGACTCATCTTCTAAAAATGGAGCAATACAGTCAAATATCTCTGTCATGACAGATTCCCAGCTGTAAGAAGCATCAAAGTCAGAATCATAAACGATATGATCGTCTTCCCTCAAAACATCATTGACAGGTCCGTTACAGGATGAGAAAAAGATTTGTAACAGGTCAGCAAAAGTACCGATGCCGATACCACGTTTCCTGTTGTCTTCTAAACCAAAATTTATATGGAATTGCTCTTTTTTGATATATTCCTGCATTGCTTTTATGGCTGCGGTTTCATTTCTAAGGGTGATATTGAGATTTACGCTATAACAGGCTCCCATTTTCACACCTCCTGCATACATAAAATGCTGCTTCTTGGTTCATAAGACTTCTTGGTTATTTTTTCTTTTCTGATTTTGTAATACTTTGTTTTCATTTTCTTGTTCCTCCTTATTTTGAAAATTTATTTACGATTTTAATATGGAAAGGAACGAAGAAAAACTTTGCTGCCTTTTTTCCATAAAAAAAGCTCCGGTATATACCAGAGCTTTTCTTATGTCTATGAGCCTCTTGGCTAAAAGTTGGCAATGCACCAAACTATTGCCAACTTGGAGAAGTGTGCGAATAGAAAAGAAAAGGTAGGTGTTGAAACCTACCTTTTCTTGGTTAACCTCTAGAGTTCCTTTGTTAGTTCTTTTACTAGAATTTTATTTAATTAATACCATCTTGTTGCTTAATACCATCCCCAGTATCCAACGTCTGGGCAAGTCTGCTTCTGCACTTTCTTACACCGTTTGCAGCTTCTTCTGATGTTAACCATTTTGTTTTTCGCCTTTGAAGTAATTTTCCAATCACTCCATTTGTGACCTAGCTTTTTCACCTTAGAAGTCTGAAGTAGCTTACCACACTTTTTACACGTGTAGGTTACTTTACCATCTTCAGTACAAGTAGCTTTTTTCACTACTTTTACAACTTCTTTTGGATGTGTACACTTTTTAGTCTTTGCTAAAGTGGTTGTTGGCATCACTGTGCTAAAGAGCATTAATGCACACAATACTAATGTAGCTAACTTCTTCATAGTGATTTCCTCCTTTTTGATCTCTAGTGATTTACTTATACTGCCGTACTTTGCAATGATAGCAACCCCTACTTACTTTTCCTGTAATGGGATTTTTCTTCCATGAGTGCCAGTAATGTCCAAGCGGTTTTCCAACCTTTTCGAAAGCTAGCTGTTTTTTGCATTTTGTGCAAAATTTAACGACAATTTTAGGGGTTGTACATGTAGCTTTAGTAAAAGTTTTACTTTTGTAAGTGTGTGCTGTTTTAGCAATCTTTTTTGTCTTTAAGATTTTTCCGCAGTTCTTACACTTCTTTACTTTTGTTCCTGTAGCTGTACATGTAGCTTTAGAAGTTGTTACCCAGGTAGTATTTTTATGAGTGCACTTTTTAGTCTTTGCTAAAGTGGTTACTGGCATCACTGTGCTAAAGAGCATTAATGCACACAATACTAATGTCGCTAATTTCTTCATAGTAATTTCCTCCTTTCCTTTTTAGTCCCCAATTCAGCTTCAACGTAGATACAACTTGGCTAAAGTTCTTAGCCAAAGTTCTTTGTTAATAGCTTATCGGAGCTAAAGGAAAAATATTTATTATGATCTCTTTGCTAAAAAGCAAAGGGGCTGCGATACCCCAATGCCCTAATTTACTATTTAATGTAAACCGTTTCTTTTTTGTGACACCTACTGCACACTCTTGTTTTCTTAGGTTTCTTTTTTACCATACTTGTTGCACTTAGCTTCCATTTACTCCATTTGTGCCCTAAAGCTCTTCCTTGAACGAAAGAATCTTGTGCATGACACCTACTGCAAATGGAGATTTCAACCTTTGGCGTTGTGCATGTAGCTGCATAAGTCTTGGATTTCCATTTATGATTTAACGGTCTAATTTGTTCAGTCTTGTAGTATTTTCTGTAACCGTAGATACAGTCTGGATTAGTGCAATACCATCCTATTGCACCTGGATTAGTGCAAGTTGCCTTTTTGTACACCATTTTTTTAAAGTGGTGAGAAGTTCTTTTAACCTTCACAGTCTTTAAAGTTTTTCCGCAATTAGTGCACATTTTAGCTCGTTTACCTTCTTGTGTACAATCAGCTTTAACTAAAGTTACCCACTTAGTCTTTTTGTGAGAACATTTGGACTTGGCTAAAGCTGTTGTAGGAGCAACAGATACTACTGAACCAAAGACCATTAAAGCACACAGTACTACTGTTAATAACTTCTTCATAGTAATCTCTCCTTTACACTTTTACTTGTATTTGTAATCTTTCTTACCACACCGACTACACGTCCTTATTAGTCTGGCTTTGTGACCTCTTAACAATGATTTTGGATCAATTGTCCACTTACGCCACTTGTGTCCTAAAGCTTTCCCTTTAGTAAAACCCCACTTAGCACCGCAGCGAATACACGTCTTAATCTCAATTTTAGGATTTGTACACGTAGCAGGAGAAGTCTGAATTTTGCAATTATGACCTTTTGCTGGGTAAGATTTTGTTATAGTTCTTTTTCTACAACGTTTACAGTATTGTCCGCTTGCTCCTCCTTTTTTACAGGTAGGAGCTACATAGTAGTTCACAAATTTATGTCCATAATGACGTGTTTTTACCACTTTTAATGTTTTATTACAATCATTACACTCATATACAGTCTTTCCATCTTTAGTGCATGTAGTGTTGACTAATTTTACCCATTGGGTATGCTTGTGAGCGCACTTGGCTAAAACAGTAACAGGCGTAATTGAAGTTATCGCTGTGCTAAAGCACATCATTGTACACAATACCCATGTCATTAATCTTTTCATCTAAATCACCTACCATTTCTTGTAAGGGCTTGTTTTAATCCCCAGCCGGTATTGACGGAGACTGAATGTCGGTGTTTCCTCCCGGCGGTGCTTACCTCTTGGCAGTAGGAGATACCGATATCTCCGCTCACTACTGCCGCTATGTTAACTCTACAATTCATCTCACTACCTACATTTCATTTAGAGTTTAGGAGAATCCTTGTTTTTTCTTGTTAAAAACTTTTTCATAATGACACCGCCTTTCTTTTCGTTGTTTCCTGCACAATTAATTTGAATGATTTGAATTAAAAAAATTTTTATAAAAAAACAGAGGGTAAACCCCCTGTTCCTTATGACAATCGTTTAGCTCAATTTTTCTGAACAATTCGATTCCAACTATGGTATAGATTCTCTTTAATAGCTGATAATGAAAAATCCTTCCCCTGTAAAAACCAGCTTTTATCAGCAGCATAATCTGATATCCTATCCATATATTCTGTTATGGTTTTTCCGTTAATGAAAAATATATCTTCCTTTTTTGTAACTACTCCTGTGCGTATTTCCTTGTAAATTTCGTTATATAAATTACTTAATCTCAAAAAATCCATATATTCATCTGTAAATCGCTTAATATGTTCCCGTAGCATATTCATGACAGTTCTTTCTGAACGTCCTGGTGTTAAGATAGGTATTCTTATATACGGCAACTGTATATGTGCCCGCCAGCCAGTATATTCTTTAGAGACAATGAACTTGATACGACCCGGAATTTTTTTAAAGGATAAGAATTTCTCATAGGATGGGCTGTCTATTCGATGCCAGCAATCAACACAATGGTCATCACTTAAACTAATATCGCTGTATTTTTTAGGTATAAGATCAAACTGAGATGCTTTTACACCATTAGCAAAGGCATTCTCAAACACACGATAAATTTTTCGGTCGTTGCTATAATCACTATGCAGCTTTTCATCTGAATAAAAATAACAGGCATCTACTTTATCGCTATGGTCAATAAGATAAAGCCATTCTTTGGCAGTTATCTTGTCCATTGTGATCAACAATTTGCCATTATTATAGATTTTTAATTTCTCAGCCGAAATAACATATCCATATTCAGCAATATAATCCTTAGCCTCGGATTTCTTTGTAATACGATACCATTCGGGACAGATATATCTATCCATCTCTGTCCTGTCTTTTTCGTTCATTTTCGCTCGTAAGGTATCTAACAATCTTTCCTCATTGTTGTTTAAGAAAGCTTCAATGATTTCTTTCCCATAGCCTTCCAAATATGCATCAGACATCAATGCTGCTGCATGTAAAAGCCCTTTCATTTCTAACACAAAATAACCTCTTGTCATGTTGTTTTCCTCCTGTTTTGAAAATTAGTTTCGTAGATAATATGGATGAGTATGAAGAAAAACTTAAAGGCTAAAAAACATATTTCTTGTTTTAATCCCCAACCGGTATTGACGGAGACTGAATGCCAATGTTTCCTCCCCGCGGTGCTTACCTCTTTTTAGAAAGGGACATTTTTATAAGAAAAATTTAGCTGTTAAATAAAAAAAGACTACTTTTACAAGCAGTCTTATTAAGAAATGAATTATTGATTAGAAACATACTTGTAGATAAATGGCATTAGTATCAACGTCATGATATTATCCACCGCTCTGTCAGTAATGTATCCGTCAATCAAGATTTCCAATGTCATCCAGATAAAGCACCAGATTATCGTGACCATTAGAGTCGCAAATAAATTTTTTATACATTTCTGTTTATCGTTCATGATCCCTCCTGTTATCTAGCGGTGAAATAGCGCACATCTGTTATCATTTCTTTTGTAAGTTTCCAAAATGTCGCCTGTATATAACGTCCATTTTGACAAAATTCATTTTCAAAAGCATTTACATCAAATACTTTCTGCCAGCTTTTTAAGGCTTCAATTCCCTTTTGCTTGCCTGATAGTGCTTCATACCATGCATCTTTTTCGTTCCACTCAGCCTCTGTATGACTGTCGTTATAAAAACCACCATTTAAAACAGAATGCCAGGCGAAAAAGTCGGATAACAAAACTTGCAAATCATCAATCTCAAACTCAATACATACAGATTTTTCGCCCGGTGTACCAAGTCCGATATTTCTAAGATCCGGTTTTTTATGCTTCCAGTCTCTTGTATGCCAAGCCCAGAGTGGCAATGTCAAATCTTTTGGATGAGTAATTTGCCTTTTATCCATCTCTTTTGCTATCCACTCGTATGCTTTTCTGAAATCTTTATCTGATTTAGTCTCGTCACAGGCAAATGCACCTGTTTTTTCAATGATATTGATTGCCTCAACCGGCTGTACCGTCCATAATTTCATTCCAATTTCCTCCCTCTTTTGAAAATTATTTTACCAATCTAATATGCCGGATTGTTTTAATCCCCAGCCGGTATCTCGCGAAGGCTGATTGCCGAGCAAAACCCGGCGGTGCTTACTTCTTGTCAGTATGGGATACCGTTTTCTCTCCGCCCACTACTGACGCCAGGTTAACTCTACAATTCATCTCGCTACCTACATTTCATTTAGAGGTTAGGAGAATCCTTGTTTTCTTATAAAACTACCCTCCTTCCTAAAACAGATATTTCATATATATCATTTTTTAGAAGAGAAATATTTTTATAAGAAAAAATTACTTGATAAAAAAAGCTACCGCATTTCTGCGGTAGCTAAAAAAGAAAGGATGATTTTTAAACTTTTTAATAGAAACTTCCCTTATAACCCTCGGCAAGGACGGTATTGCTCCAGGAACCATCCTGGTTTCCAAAAACAGGCTGCACTCTGTAATATTCATCATTTTTAGCTTCAATACAGAGCATTCCATTACCGCCAACAGTGTAGTTATAATAATTGTTTGTGGTGTAGTATACAACTCTGTTCTTTGTAAAATCACCGCTTCCATTATATTCGATACGATATCCTGTAGCACCTTCTACACGATCCCAAGATAATTTCATCGAATGTTTTGTCTTGCTGGCATAGTTATCAATCTTTAATTTAAGTGGATCATGTTTCTTTGTTCCAAATGGGCTTGTAGTATCTTCATACCCTTTGGTGTAAATTGTGCTGCACCATGTGCCTTCTTTACCATCAAAAACAGGTTTTACTCTCACATACATATCACCTGTGACAATGGCTTTGTCGTAAGTCTTTTTATTACTAGCACTGTCAGTGCCTTCCGCGTAATAGATAGGGCTGTATCCAGAAACATAATCTTCTACATCTTTTTCTTCGACGATGTTCTTAAAGAGCATATCAGAACTTACCTGGATTTTGTAGCCAGTAGCATTTTCTACTTTTTTCCAAGTGATATCTAATGATCTGCTACCTGCACCAACTCTATAAGAGCTGATCTTTGCTTCTACGCTCTGTTTAACAGTAGAGTTGTTCCACTTATCAAACTCGTCTTTCCATTTAGACCAGTCTGTGTTTCCACCCCAGGAGGATCCGTTTCCCCAAGAGCCCCAGAAACTAGCTGTTTTGTTTGAAGTGCCAAATGTGCTTGCGTTTACATTTACGGCTCCCATGCTGCATAAAGAGGATGCAGCCATAACGGAAGCTAAAGCCCCTACAATAATCTTCTGCTTTTTCATGATTATTTTCCTTTCTCTGCCGCTTTTCGGCAGTGTATCATAGGATACCGGGTAATACGTTAGGGATGCTCGGCTATGTTACGGTATCCGACATGATAAGATGATTTTTTTGTCCGAGCTTTATATAATATGATTGCGTTATCCGATTTCGATTTCGCAGGATTTTCATAGGGAAAACACAGAATAGAAGCAAAAGTTACTTTAAGAAAAGAATCCGATTCTTTTTAACTGCGAAAAGATTACGCATATATATCTGCGTTTCTATCTTCGCAAGTATATCTGCGAATGTTAATCGCACATATAGGTGCGAATAAGAAATCGCACAAAAAAAGACCATCTCTGTATAGAGATGATCCTTCTTTGTTTAACAAGCGGCTGTAAACGGTACGACATTTCCATGAGAATCTATGATAAGATCATTTTCCGCATTTTTTCCACGGATATTTTTACCAAAAATCTTCTGTAAATAATAAACAGTTCAATATTTCCTTACAATTTCCCTTAGTGGACATGTCATAGACAGTAAATTTATTGTTTCCTTTGTACTGCATCGTATTTTCTCCTTTTGTTTTCTTGTCGGTTATTGTCTCATATTTAGATTAAATCGAATTCTATCTTATCAGTGTAGTCCTCGGAATCCTTGATACCCCATACAAGGCATCTTAATTTTTCGCCTTTTGGCTTTTCAATAACAACTCTTGGATAAGTACAAGGTGTTTCTGTATTACCATTAGGGACAAATTCCATGTCAATACCCGGATAATCTGGATCGAGCGATCTTTCTGCGATCAATGTTCCACCTTCCAGCGGAATATTCATCGAATCCGGTACATCGACTAGAGATTCTACGATGTCATAATAACAATGAGAATCATCATGCGTATAATGTAGATCGATACGCTTTCTCGTTTTATCGAACGTAAGACCAATCTCGCAATTTTTATCATCATCACCATATTCGGAAGAAGCCGTTTCCATTTCTTTTAATGCCATTTTTTGTGCTATTGTCCAGGCATCTTCGAAATCGTCAAATGATTTCTCAGTTTCTTCTTCATCACCCCAGGAATAAGAGATCTTTAAACGGTATCGCTTGGTCATTTTTGAATCGGATTCATCCATTGCCAGACATCCATCAATAGCCTCCTCTAGCAATTCCTTATCGTAAAGGTCGTTATAGGATAAATGACCGGATTGCTCATAAAGCTCCATTGCCATCTTTAAGCCTGTTTTTACTCCTTCTTTTTTTGTTTTTTCCAGTAACATTTTTATTAATGTAGTATAAATATCCATTGTTTTTTTCTCCTTTTAGATTGTCTGTATGACTCTGCCAGACTGTATGATAAATTGTGTATGATCGTTATCCGGATAGATATCCAGTTGCGAATCATCTGCAAGATAAGGTGCTATCGCTTCAAAGGCTTCTAACATGATAGTCTTCCAGCTATAGCAGGTATCCAAGTCACTGATAAAAAGAATTTTGTTTCCATCTCTGTTAAGGTCTGTATAACCACCATCACAGGAAGAAAAACAGATCTTTATCAGATCTTCTGATTTATCTGTTCCAACGCTTCTTTTCTTATGTTTTTCTAATCCAAAATCAGCATTTGCTGTATGGATGTATTCCTGCATTGCTTTTACAGCGGCAGCTTCGTCTAAAAAAGTAAGTTCGAGATTTACCGTAAAACATGCTCCCATATTAGTTCTCCTTATTATTTTTGTATCTTCCTTTTTATTAGTTCTTATCTATATTTCTTATAAACGGCTAATAGGGACTTATTTTACAGTCCCTTACTTGACGCATCTTCTCTGGCACAAATAGTATAAAGTTCGGCATCCAATACGACTTCACCACAGTCTTCACATTCCAAGCAGATATTTGCCGGATGCTCTGGGTCACCATAACTTGTAATGTATACCTGATGTCCTCTATGTTTTTTTAAAATGTCCCATAATATCTTGTTTGAATCTTTCATTTGATTTTCTCCGTAATACATCCGCTATCATAACAGTTATCTGGATATTCTCGTCGTCCTTCTAGGATATCATCTCTAACGATTTCTTCTGCTTCTTCTTTCGAAGATGCTTCTACTTCATAGCCCCTGCTGTAAGATTCATAATATGTTACTAAAAATTTTGCCATAATGTATTTTCTCCTTATAAAATATTATGTTCTGTAAAAGAATAATAAGCTCCGTTCTTTCCAATAATGATGTGATCCATACAAGGAATGTCCATCAATTGGCCAGCTTCTTTCATTCTTTCTGTGACTTTAATATCCTCTACACTTGGTGTGGTATCACCACTAGGATGATTGTGTACCAAAACAAATTGGACAGCACCACATAAACATAATCGAACAAAGATTTCTCTCGTAGAGATCAAGGATGTAGAACATAATCGAACAAAGATTTCTCTCGTAGAGATCAAGGATGTAGATGCTGTTCCATGAGGCACATCGAAAATACTGATCAGGCTGAATTTTTTAGTAAAAGCGATTACCCAGACATGCTCTTCCGCTTTTCTGTCTGCACGAAATATCTCACACATCATATGAGAAATCATTTCAGGATTATTCAGTTTATCCTCCGTTGGATAGTTTTTAGAAAACTCTTTTACAAGGACATTTCGATAATCATCCTGTAGTTCTGTATCATATTTTGTGATTCTCATAGCTTATTCCTTTCCAAGATACTCATGTTCTACAATAAACTCCAAACATTCATATTCTGTTTTTCCATCACCTTTACAGTATTCTTCGTAAGCTGACTCAGCTAATCTTTCTGAAAACTCAGGAAAGACTCCAAAATCTTCTTCCAATGTTTTTCTCATCCAGTTGGTAACAAATTCAGAATGAGCAAGAGATAATTCCTCTTCGGTAAGCTTATATGTTTTCCCATCTCTGATAATTTCCATGATAAATTTCTTTCTTATGACCATTTCATGCCGGAAGCTAATTTTTCTCCCAGTTCTTTTGCAAGTTCTTTTGTAAGTTTTTTAGGTGTCTTAATAGAAAATACCTGAGTATACAACAGAGAATACTTATCTCCTACGGAAAGAGTTTCATACATCTTACAACCTTTTATAGAGAGTTTTGCACGATTTCTCTCACATACCTCTTTATAAGACGATGATTTCTCCGCTTTGTCTACAAACATAAGTGTTCCGTCATATTCTTCGTATAGAAAACTATACCCCTTTCGCTGGATGTATTTATCAATCATAATTTCTCTGTAAAGATAGATTAGATTATCATGAACACTATAAGCGATACCGCATCCAGGGGTAATGGAGCAACGAAACTCGTATTTTTCTAACACTTCTTTTACATAACTTGGAAAAGCAATCCAGACGAGGTCTGCAAATACCTTTTTACTACAGTTAGGATTAAAAGCCGCTAAATGAGCAGCTTCTTCTCGCATTTTCTGGTTCAATTTTTGCATTTCCAGGTTCTTTTGTTCCACCTCATGCTGAAGCTTCCCATAACTTTTTGCTGCATCTAAAAACAGCTTAAAAGTCTCTCTTTGCTCCTTTGTCAGTCGAACTGATTTTTCGCTTGTTCCTTTTGACGGAAGATTGATCAATTCTCCGCAATCCGTTAGATAGGAACCACTTGGAAGCAGCATACATACCACTTCGGATCCACCAGGAACCGTTACTCGTTTAATTTCACCTGTTTTCATTTATTTTTCCTCCTTGTTTTGAAAATTTTTACTTCTTTAATATGTACGGGATTCATCTATCTGATTTTGAAAAAAAGGAATCGAATTCTAAAATGAACAAAAATAAGCCTCAGCATATGCTGAGGACCAAATGCGGAACAGAAACAAGGTCAGATTAAAGACATAATGCCTATGGCTCTGAAAAGCCAACCGAAAATATTTCAAATAAGGAAGAAAATTTCTGTCCGCTTTTACAATATGTTAGATTTGTCGTAAAAAGATTTTTATAAGAAGCAGAAGAAAATTTGAAGTCTCCACGCCCATACGGTGCAATCCTATACAAAAAACAAGAAAACCTCGGTAAAAACCGAGGTTCTTGGCGGACGATATGTTTTACACACCAGAGATCAGATTGCCGGGACTCCCGATGGTTCTGATCAGACCATGTCATTAACCACTTTATGCACTTTTATCGAAAGGATTTTTTGTCCGCACATATAATATGTATGATTTATCTCGCTGAACGATATTTATAAAAAAAAGGACGGAAAAACTTCCGCCCTTTTCTTTTAAGCTTTCAATTCAATGATATACTGTAGTGTGATCTGCTCTTCTCTGTAAACAATGACTTCATCATTTTGCAGACGTAAGCCCTTGTGTGCATATACTGCATCACATGGTGCGATATTTTTTAAATCATAAGGATAACTTAAATTTACATCTTTTTGGTTTTTGTAGAGAACTTTATACACTGCAAGATATGCTTTGTTTTGTGTACCACCAGCCCTATAAGCCCCCTGCAGACTGCTATATCCAATCGATTTTTTTGCTCTTGGTGCAAAATAGATCCCGTTTCCAAATGCTTTTCCAGTGATGATAACACCTTGCGGTCTTAACATAGGACCTTTTGTCAGTAATCCATACCAGTTTTCGTTCCGGCTACCATGGTAAAGATAATGGATGTCTTTCTTTTTATATTCATTTTTATCCATATATTGATAAAAGCGATCATATGTCTTTTTATTGTACACTCGAAATGCTCTGGAAAATTTGCTAACGGATTCTTCTTCTAAATGATTTTTGATCTGTTTTATGCGTTTTTCATCTGTTACTGGCAGGATAGTCAAACCAAGAGAATCAAGGATTGTCTGATTGTTCTCTGCTGTTTTCTCTGCCAGACTTTGAACGCGTCCCTTCATGACATCTAAAAGCGACCATTCTCGGTCTAAGATACCTGACAATTCAGAGAGATCTTTCACCAGATACTCTTCTACTTTGTACATTTTCCTTGGGATGACCTGAAAAAGATCTAATAAAGCATCATTGATAGGCTTTACAAAAGATTGATTTTGAATGAAGAGTAAAAGCTCCGTAGCCTCTTCGATCATTTTTGGTGTTACCTTGTCATAAGAGATGGAGTAATTACTTTCAAGTACTCTTTTTGAATATCTTTCGACATCTTCCCAAAAACTCCGCACTCCTTCATCCTCAATCTCTTTATACTTTTGATATACTGTCGATAGGTACAGATAGGTTTTATCTTGATATCCTTTTTTCAGTTTGGACTGGTAAATGGAATCCCATTTGCTAAGAGGATATCTTCGTTTCATCCCGTTTGCTCCTACACGTCCGTAACAGACCTTAAATGTGCCTGCATTATTCTGCGTCATCTGATAATATTTATTATGATTTTCATCGCCATCTACCATAAGTAAGTATGCATTTCTCATCATTGTCCCCTCCTAAATATCGTATCGTTTGATATTTTCATGTAGATACTTTGATACCCGATCTTTTAAGATGAGTGCCTGCGATGGATTGCATCCTCTGCTATTGATATAATTTTCCACGATTTCGTTTAATGCGAGATAAACATCGATTGCTGTACCGGATTTCATGACCAAGGAAGCGATAACATCATCAGCAAAAGCCTTTGGAAAAAGAGCTTTATTTTTTTCTGTGATGTTTCTTACTGTAGATGCCACGGAATGAATATCCATATTTCCAAGTTTTTCGATCTGATCTTCGGCTTCTGTGAATAAGTTGCCGACACCAGGTAGTAACTTGATAAAGGTACTTACATCATTCTTCCCTTCATGTTCTACTCCAATCGAATCACCAAAACGGGTTACCTGTCCATCCATAGTAAAGAAAGAATAAACATATGCACGAGATAGACCAACATCGCTTGTTGCAAAACCGATTCCTGTCTTTACCTCTGCATCTAATCCTAATTCTTTTAAAAGCGTTGTAAAACCAGCATCTGCTTCTTCATCATTTAAAAGATATTCAACATTCAGATATTCGTGTGTGATTCGTGCAGTTCGCATCTCCATTTCTGGATGTTCTTTTCTTATCTTTTCTTCTAAAGCATTTACTAACTCATCTGCCGGAAGAATACGATAGCTACTGCTCATCATGGCAGAAACCTTTCCATCACGGATAAGAATATTGCATTTTTGTGCGTAAAGCGAAAATCCTCTTGTAAGCCAGGCTGCTTTTTCTGTCACAGGTAATGCCTTTTTAAATGGTGTTTCTGCAAAATTAGAAATAGTTGAACCAGTAATACCCGCTCTTTGACAGATACTATAAAAGGCAACATGTCTTGTTGGATAGATTACTCTTTTTCCATCCATAGGGAAAGATAAGAATAATCCCGTATCCTTAACGCATTCATTTGAATCGTCATTAAATGAAATATTGTTTGCTGAAAAATTTTTTAGAAGATAATCAATAATCCACTCTTTTCTTTCTTTCAGTTCTCATTCTTCTTTTCTTTCCTGACATTTTACTATTAAAAAAGCAATCGCTTTATCCTTCGCCGGAGTGAAATCAACATACGATTTAACTCAACTAGCGAGAAGTCTCCCGCCTCTGCAAGCGGAGAGATGAGTCGCCATTTATGCCATCAGCCAGTTACCATTGGGATGTAACCGCTTCAGTTTTGATAATGGCCATTGTTTATACGTCTTTCCGGGCTGTGATATATAACAGCTATTTTTATCCACTAGGTAAGCACTTCTTCCGGTAAAGCTGCAGATAGTATGAAGTCTCCATACCCATGCGGTGCAGTCGCTCCTATGGACGTGGTACTCTGCCATCACTGATAGATAAAACCATATTCCCGGAAAAATTACCATCCGGTTCATCTAAAGGTTTAAATCCTATTTTACTATAAAAACTTGTTAGTTCATCATCGGCAATACCTATCGTACAATACCCGATCAATTCATCATTTTTAAAAATACCCCAGGCATAATCTGTGTTATCATCTAACCACTCTGCCACACTGAAACAAGAAATAAAATCTAAATTCAAAAAAGAATCGAATTCCATACAAAAAAGCCCCAGCTGTAAGCTAAGGCTGTCAGGACAGGAGTAATTGTCAGATTTTTAGGAGATGTATCCCGTGGCTCTGACAGAACCACACATGATTTTTAGACAATTGTATTTTATCAAAACAGTGAGGAAAATTCCTGCCCGCATCTTTATTATGTCAAATTGCAAAGAAAAAGAATTTTTGTAAACTTTTCGCCGTCATCCTTAGACGGTCCTGATAAGAAAAAATTAGTTGTTAAACTCTTTTACATCCAATTTCGTAAAATTCTTTATCTTTTTCAAAACAGATATAATTTCGTCCCGTATTTATTGCTGCTACAGCTGTTGTACAACTGCCAGCGGCAGAATCTAATACTAAATCACCAGGATTTGTATACGTTTTGATGATTTCTTCAATGAGTGCCACGGGCTTTTGCGTTGGATGTAGCGCAGATTTTTGGGTATCCTTTGGAAACTTCCAGATAGATGTAGGATACCGCTCTGTGCTGTCATAGGATACAAAGTCATACTCCCTGTAATCCGTTGATTTTTTGCTATTGCGTTTATGTTCTGTTTTACTTACTTTTCTTGGATGTCCGCTTGTTTTTTGCGGATTATATGTAGGTAATTTTTTATAAAAAACACAGATATCTTCATGTTTCCGGAGCGGCATCTTATTTGCATTAAGGTGTCCACTAGGCTGTGTTTTTTCCCATATAATGTTATACCGCCAGAGCTTTCGGTTACTTTGCATAAGATCTGCAGTGAACATTCCATTGCCAAACAGAATAATTGCCCCATTATCTTTAATGATACGTTCATACTGTTCCCATAGTGGCTCAAATGGAATTACAGAGTCCCACTTATTTCTTGCTGTTTGGCCGTAAGGAAGGTCAGTGCAGATAAGGTCGATGGATTTATCATCTATTTTCTGCATTCCATCCAAACAATCTTCATTATAAATTTTATTTATTGCAATCATTTGATCCATAAGAGTAAAATCCAGATTTTGTGCTGCAGCAAACCCGTTACTCCTATATTATTTCGAGCGTTCGATTTCCCTTATAATATGAAAAAATACGTGCAAGAAAAAAAGACCGGTTAAACCGATCTTTTTTCTTACATTGATTGTTCGATGAGAAATTACGCTTCACGCTTATTATTTAATATTTCGATCAACTGTTCTTTACACAAAGACATTATACTTCCATCTGAATATTTAATAAAATATCCGCCAAATGTATTTTGCCCAAAGTCAACTACGATAACAGCATTCTTTTTATCTTCCATTTGATTATGTTCCTTTCTTTTGGGTTTTAATTCATTATAACACAATAAATCGTAGTTTACTTCCAGAAATTTTGTGATTTTTTTCCTTTAAATGTTCAAGAAATTTTTTCATGATAAATCCTCCATATGTGAACCTCTTCGCCATTAGTATAGAGAGTAGCATCATCATCATTGATAAATGACATATCTTCCCATTCTGGAACAAGTCCACCTATTGGTATATTTTCATTATACTGTCGGTTCATTTCTTGTCTGGCTTCATCTATTGTTTTATAACTGTCATCGCAGTCGATAGAATAGCCGTCTGTGTGTATCAATATAAATTTCATGTTTTAATCCCTTCCGCCTTTTGTTTTACTTTCTAAAACTTCTAAAGCTTTTGTAAAATCAGTAGTATGTTTCCTGACAAACCAGCCTTGTCCGATCATGATATCCTCATGACTATGTACAAACAATGGTTCTTTTGTTATGAAAAAACCAAAGCGGTTTACAAAACCGAACTCTGAAATATGAGTAACTTCATGTTCATCATTGCAATGTTTTGCCGGATAAACGTAATATTTTTGCTCCGCTTCTCTTATCCAGTTTCGAAAATCCATATCGCAATACATTAATCCTCCAAGTAGGATAATGCCGTCAGGAAGGTTTCCTTCCTCTTTTCCTTTTTTTGTTACGATAAGATAATCTTCTCCAGGATATCCTGAATCTTTAAAATGATAACTCATATATATTCTCCTTTATTTTTTTGCTCTTTTGTAAAGAGTTTTCCCATTGTAAGTTATCAGGACAATATCTTTGCAAAACATCTTAGACATTCCTGGTAAACAAAAACTCTTTAATTTAGAAAATACCTTTTTCCCCTCTGAAATACTTGTAAAATCATAGAGATCGAAATCATATCCGCAGTTTAAATTTAGTAGCAAAGACGCAACAAGAACACGCCCTTCTACTGTCCTTCCATTACACTCAAAAGTAATCTTTACGCTTTTCATCGAATCTTTTAGATTTTCAACCAATTCTAACTCCCATGGTTCCACGTTTATATGTTTTTCCATATAGTCTTTTACAACAAGATTTTTCGCTAATCTTAATGACAAATCATTATTCTCATCTATCAGTTTTTGTTTGATTTTTTCTTTCAGATTAATAAATCCACATAAATGATCAACACAATCCTGCTTGCTAATAGAAATATCTGTAGAGATAGCAAGGTCATCGGGAAATGTCTTATGTAACAGATGCCGCCGAGCATCACATTTGCATTTGTTTGATGATTTTTCAGATAGCTGAATATCTTGAATCTTTTCCCTTAAAAGTTTTCCTTCCAAAAATTCTTCTTGATATTCTTTTATAAGCTGTCTTTGACGTTCTTTCCACAATTCTTGATACTCTTTCAAAGTCATACAATCTTTTGGAAGTTTCTGCTTATCTTCTCCTGCATAGATTCCAAAACAATTTAAATCATAAAAATAAATTTGCCCTTCTCTAACGATAGCATATAAGCGTAGAGTTACTTTCTCAGCAGATATATTTAAATTTAATTCATAAGAACCAGAAACATTTCCATAGACAAATATAGCTTGCCCTCTTTTAAACTGAGTACAAGTTATATTGCGTATTCCATCTGTCAGGGTAAAATTTTCTGTAGAACTTAACACCTGCGTTACAAATTGTTCAATCAATGTCTTCATTTTTATTCCTCCTATTTTGAAATTTCGTTACGCTTCTAATATGATAAGATAGGCACTATACGATTTCAAAAAAGAATTCGATTCCATAAAAAAAGACCAGATGAACTGATCTTTTACTTTTTTCTTTAAAGACTGAAACAATCTGATAGTATGCCAGATTAACCTCTTGTCCAGCAGCGACATCGTTCTTCTGGCTTTTCATAAATCGTCTTTCCTCGATAGGATACCTTAACAATATCTTTGCATGATAACCCATCTATAACAGATAAACCGTTCATATCAGTAAGCGGAAGTTTAGAAAATCTATCTTTACCTTTTGGGGCAGATAAAAAATCTAAGATATCGAAATCTTCTTTCTTATCCAATTTTTCCAACAGGAACAATACCGGCATATAACTTTTTACTGTTTTACCGCCACTCTCCAAGAAAACTTCTACACTTCTCATCTCTTTTTTTAAAGCACCAGATAAAGCTATCTCCCATGGTTCTACACCAATATGCGCTTTCATACACATTTGAATCAAGATATCACATATTATTTTGAAGCATAAGACACTAGAAGTATCCTCTAATCTTTTTATCGTTTCTTTTTCCAAATCAATATAACCGCATAAGTGGTTTTCGCAATCCTTATATGTAGCGAAGAATCCCAGTGGATTTAACAATTTGTCTTCTAGCAGCTCCTTATATAACAAGTAATGCCTGGAAAGGTCTTTACATTTTTTCAATTGGCTTTCAGATATTTCAACTCCTTGCTGATTTGCTCGCAGGTCCAGCATATATCCACCTAAAAGAGTTTCCTGTCTTTTTATCCATGTCCTTCTGTAATCCTCCAAAGTGATTGTATTCATTGGAAGCTTTTCCTTATCTTTAACTGCATCCAAACCAAAAGATTCAAGATTAATAATATACACTATTTCATCAGTAGCAATAGCATATAATTTAGGATTTGAGCTTTTCGTTAAACCTCCTAGACAATATGATTTGCCGTAAATATATCTTGCCAGTCCCCGTTTATGCTGTGTAAAAGAAATACTATCAATACCATCTCTGTTAAGTCCATCTGTAAGACAAAAATTTGTCGCAGTCAGACGTACTGTCTCTGTAAATTTTTCAATCAATGTTTTCATTGTTCTTCCTCCTATTTTTGAAATATTGTTGCAATCTTAATATGACAAAAATTAAGAAATATTTTTATAAAACAAAAACCGGAAGCATCGCTGCCTCCGGCTTTCTCTTTGTTTTAATCCCCAGCCGGTATCTTTGCGAAGGCTGATTGCCGAGCAAAACCCGGCGGTGCTTACTTCTTGTCAGTAGGGGATACCGTTTTCTCTCCGCCCATTACTGACGCTAGGTTAACTATACAATTCATCTCGCTACCTACATTTCATTTAGAGGGTAGGAGAATCCTTGTTTTTCTTATAAAACTTCCCTCCTTCCTAAAACAGATATTTCATATATATCATTTTTTAGAAGAGGAGCGTTTTTATAAGAAAAATTTAGTTGTTAAAAAAAAAGACCGCCTTTCGGCAGCCTTTTTTTGCGGCAAATTGTAAAACTTATGCTGAAAATAATGTACCATCTTCTAAAAACATCCATTCATTTATATCACAAACATTTTTTATTGCTTCATCATCAATAGAATAAAAGAAGTGATAGCCAGCAGCTTCAAGTTCTGCACAAAATTTGGTAAATAGATCAACAATATATTGCTGAAACCTATTCATTAATTTTTTGTTTAGATTTTTAAATGGTGGAGTAATTTCTGTCAAAATATATTCCCATTCTTCTGTAAAATCAATCCTATCAACTATACAATAAGTATAACGGTGATTTTGAGGTAAAGTAATTTCCCAGCCACACTCTTTTGCATAGCAACAAAGCGTCCTTTTCTCTTTTTCTGTAAAACTATCTTCTGGCTTAAAAGAAGTTAATGGGGTAATGGATAAATTATATAGTACATCTTTTAAATTTAATGTACCATAAACATTAAGACCATCCCCTTGACAGTACGACAGAGAATACTGTACTTTTAAATCGCTTTTAGGAAAGCGATGAGATAAGTCTTCTTTGCATATATCTGAAAATTCTTCATTTTGATAGAAATTATCCAAATACCATTTTTTCACCTTAGCTTTTGCATCTTCTGATAATTCAGAAAATTCATATATTTTATATGTAACATTTACTGACCTCATATGTTTTCTCCTTTTGTTTTACTAGAAATAGAAAAATTTTGTATATTTTTCTATCCTCCTTCAGTAGTCTCTGCACAGATCCATTACAGTATCTGTTACGTTTAAAATAGAATCGATTCGACTACTTCCTGCTTGGTATACATTTCTTTGTTTTCCATGATATTTCTCCTTTGGTCCGTTTTAATCTCTAGCCCGATATTTCTATACGAACTGAATAAATAGTCTAACTAAAGTCTTTAGCATAATAAAATCTTTTCCCATCTTCTCTTAAAATCATCGTTTCATCTTATTATCTTTGACTTCAAATGAAATATTGCAAGTTGCAAATGGGCACTTCCAACATTCATATCGACCTTTGCACTTTCTCTCATTCACAATACACCCTTATTTGTGAATAAAATCTCTTTCTTCAAATGAATTGCAAATGATTTTTATAAAATTCATGTTTACTACCTTATTCTTCCTGTGTGAAACATTTCATGGTTTTTTCGTATAATGTTGGATGATCATACTGATTTTTCAATTTGATTGCTTTTTTACTTCCAGATACTAAAGAGTCATTCCAACCAGTCCCTTTAAAATCTTTTCCAATAAGATTTTTTGCCTCTTCCATAGCCCAACTAGGGATTGTAGCTACAGTGAATGTAAAATCATTGCATTCTATTAAATTATGTCTATACAAAAGCTTCATCTCTTCTTTTGTAATGCCACATTCTTTTGAATTAAATATAATAGCCATTTTTAGCTTTCTCCTCTTTGTTTTTCAATATCTTTTATAATCTGATTCAAAACATCACACTCTGGAAAACCATTTTCCCAGCCTATATCTACCTCAACGCGATTACATACCATATCGAAGCCAAGAAAATCGCAATGATATTTTTTTGCTAATTCTTTCCATTCAAATACCATCTTTTCTTGATTTTCTTTTGCTACAGGAATATTGATTTCCCAAAGTTGCTTTGTGCTTTCAGTAACTTCATCCCAATACTCAGCGAAAGTATCTTTTACTTCCTTAGTATAAAAGTTTTTGTTACAGTCTTTACAAACGAAGCTATATTTCGGTATATTGCTTGTGTATAATGTTTTTCCACAACAGGGACATATTGCACTGGTTCCGTATGTATTCATATTATTATTCTCCCTTTGTTTAAGAAGCCTTATCTTCAAAATGCAGATTCAGCTCCCTAGCCGGATGCGACTAGGGAACAATGAATGTTCTTAGATGCTCAGATTAATCCATGCTCTTTGCAAAAATCTTTCATATGATCTGCTGCATCATCTCCTAAATACTTTCTCACCATCTTTATATCAATTCCGGTTTCCAGCATTTCAGAATAGACATCCAGCTCATCTTTTCCATCTTCAAGTGCTGCATCAAATCTAGCTTGGATCTCTTCTCTCATATCATTGTCATTTTCTGTTTCTAAAACAACGGTTGTGTCGTCATTTCGGAAAGTTAAAGCAAACAAAAGCTCTTCGCCTTCCCTGTGATGTAAATGGACGATAGCATCTTTGTTGTAATGGCTTAATTTTTCTATTAAAGTTTTGACAGTCATGATATTTTCTCCTTTTTTAATGTTCTATGATGACTATATAGCAAATCGTACAATACCATTTCCTTCTGGCAACTTCATAAATTCTCCGATACCGCCATGATATAATTTTCTGGCTTCAGTACGGGAATACCCACAGATATCACACCAGTCTGAACAAAAGTCTTCCCAGTCCGAACACCAAGCACAAATTTCTGCTTTGATATGGTATCTGGCTGCGTGAACTTCTATTTTTTGTTTAATCGTATCTGTTAATTTGATATATTGGCGTAAATATTCTTCACTTTTTTTATCCATAAGGTAAATCCTCTTCTTTATAAAATTCCAAAGTCTTCGTAAGAATTGATTCGTTCCAATTCAGCATCTAACTCGGAAACATGGATATCTCCTGTATCATCCACTGCTTTTCCATTTCTAAATGTAGAAATTGTTACCAAGTTATATGCTTTTGTTTTCTGGTCAAAATCTTCATCTTTGTATATGTGCAAAACAAGATCTTTCTTTCCTCCGAAATCATAAACTTCTATCTTGTCATTTGCACAAAGGTCTTTACAATAGTTAATAACGGTATTAATATCCGGTGATTCTAATTGATAAACCATATTTTTCTCCTCTCTACTTTGTAAACTTCGGACATTTTATGACCAAATTTCCTTTGCAGGAACTTCCTTTGGGGTAACATCGAAAATTCGATTGCATACGTTCGCAGTCTACATAAGAGGTCTTACAGATACTGCATAACCCATTTTTTTGGATATACTTTTGCAATTTTTCCTCTGCCTGTTTTTTTTGCTTTTCTTTCTTTAATTCTTCTTTTCTAGCGATGATATCAGGAAATTTCTTTTCGCATTCCAAAGAACAAAAAGAATACTCTGCGGAAAACATATTACTCACGGGACAGCTGAATACTTTACTGCAAGTACTGCACTTACGCATAGCATGAGGTTCTGTCTCTTTCTTTTTTTGCAGACATTCCGGAGAACAGCATATTTCGTTTCCAGAAAACTCTTTCCCACATACAGGACAAAGCTTTAAGCCGGCAGCTTTTCTTCTTTCGGCTTCTGCTTTCTTTTTTCTCATGGATTCCTGGTAACATCCCTGACTACAGTAGGTTCCTTTTTTGATAAATTCTTTACCACAATTCGGACAAGTATGTACCGTTCCATTTTTTCTAGCGATCACCCATGCCCACTTTTCTTTACATGTATCGGAACAAAGCCAAGTACCGTATTTAACATCGTGAACATCATCATCCATAGTCATTGGCTTTTTACAGTATGCACAGGATGTATGTTTTACAAGATAGGTATCTCCACATCTTTTGCTACAAAAGTCTTTAGGTTGAAGATATGAAATAAAGATTTTTCCGCATTCTTTGCAGACATTTTGGATCTTTTTGTTTTTTTGTCCATAGCCATACCGGTCGATATTGCGTTGTGTATTGCGTTCCATCTGCCTTACAATCTGATCAGAGTGTGTTCTGCAGTTCGGGCAATATTTCACGTTACTGCGGCTGGGTGTAAACCATGCTCCACAAGCCTCACATTCTTTTTCTTTACAAATTTTCTTTGCCATATTAATTCCTCCTTTGTTTTGAAAATTGTTACAATTTTAATATGGCAGGATATTTATAATAAGTTTTTGGCGTTGTACAAAAAGAATCGAATTCTGTAATACCTGATTCGTAATGACGTTTTTTGGCAATAAAAAATCCCGGCTTATACCGGGATGTTATCAAATATAGGACAGGAGATTGTTGCCAGATTTGGGATTTCTACTCCCGTGGTTCTGGCAGGACCACATACCGTAATTTTTTCAAAAACAAGGAAGAAAGGCTCCTGTCCACACTCTTATTATGCCAGATTGCAATTAAAAAGAATTTTTGTAAGAAAAAAAGACTACCATACGGCAGCCTTTTTTGTTATGATTTAGATTATTCTTCGACTTCACCAAACAAGGCAATATAAGCATCTGCATCTAAACGATCCATTGCCCATTTTTTAGCGTCTTCTTCGGTAAACGGATTAAAAATTGTACCACTGCAACTTTGTCCTGCACAGGATTCCGCGTAGGAACTCATTGGTCCGCCATGTCCAACCAAAAAATATTCCCCGGTCTTTTTCTGATACAAGGTTTCTTCAGCAAAATAGAAATCAGAGGGAGTATATCCATTACTCCAATATCCCAGTTGTTTTGCGGTTTCCGTGTTATACATGCGATTGTTAATAATCTTTTTCGTCATAATGTATTCCTCCTTGATTTGGACTTTTTGTTGACATATTTAATATGAAATATCATTTTCTATTTCTTTTTATACAAAAATCCCAGCATAGCATATGTTGGGGTTATAGCGAGAGAAATGAAGACAGGAGTATAATGCCGGATTTGAGATTTCTATTCCCGTGGTTCCGGCAAAGCCACATAGCCGTTTTTATTTCAAAATAAGGAGAAGATCTCCTGTCCACATCTTTATTGTGTCATAACAAAAAAAATAAGAATTTTTATAAGAAAAGTATTTGTTATTGGTTCCTTTTCCACAAGTTATAATATACTGTCTTTTCTAACCGTTTCCTGTTTTGTATAACATCCATAATACACATAACCCATTGAATCATGCATATATCCTGCTGGAACTATAGAGGAGTCCTTTATCGTTTTTACATTTTGTCCAGAGTCAGAAAACCCTTGTATCGCCATTTTTATTTTATGCGCCATTCTCTCTTCATTAGACACATAATAAAAATACTTTTTGGTTGTTATAATTGTTGCATCATTAAAAATCTCTTTAACCTGTTCTTCTTTAAAAAGTCTCATATTTTCCCTTCTTTCTTTACTGATTTTCTACAAGATAAGTTTATCTATTAATATGTAAAATTTATTTGCTGTTGCTACAAAGTACGAAACCAGCTTAATTATGCTCAAATAAGAAAAAGACTACTCAAAAAGTAGCCTTTTTATTAGATAGAAACAACAAATCCTCTTAAATGATTTCTTCTAGCAGTTTCAATCATATTTTTCGTTCCTTTCGTTCCGCGATCAAATGCCAATAAAACATTACCGTATTCAGCCATTTGTTGATTTCGGATAGGTCCTGCTGCTTTCCCGTATTTTTTCCAATCCGCAGGAAACAGCTTAAAAGGAATTTGGTATAGATTTGCGTATTCTTCCGCCAATGTATCAACTCCAGATGCTCCACCGGATACGATCTCATCAATGCCAAACTTACCTTGAAACATATGGATATGGCGGAAGACATTTTCTTGGTCGTGATAATCTCTTGGACCTGCAACGATTAATTTAATCATGATTTTTCCTCCTGCTTTGTTTTAATCCCCAGCCGATATCCTTGCGAAGACTGATGCTGGGCAAAACCCGGCGGTGCTTACCTCTTGGCAGTAGGGGATACCGTTTTCTCTCCGCCCACTACTGCCGCTATGTTAACTCTACAATTCATCTCACTACCTGCATTTCATTTAGAGGTTAGGAGAATCCTTGTTTTTCTTATAAAACTATCCTCCTTCCAAAATAGATATTTAATATATATCATTTTTTAGAAGAAGGATATTTTTATAAGAAAAAATTAGTTGTTGAAATTTTACATTTCTAATATGGAAGAATTTTTTGAATCCATTTATAAGGAACAGATCGCCGCAGGCAGCCAGTCTTTAATCAAGGTGTATTTTTCCTTTATTCGCTCGATTAAAAGTTCTCTTTTTTATGATTGGAGCATGATGAGATTTTATGATTTTTCGTTCCCATAAATTATAACCACAATAGGTAGCATTTGTAATGATTATGCGGATTTGATGTGCTCTAAAAGGTTTTCCTCTCTTTCCACAGTATCCTTTTTTATTCATACGCCTGGCTACCTCCGTATAATTAAAACACTTTATGTACTCTTTAAATATTAGTTGGACCAATAAAGCTTCTTTATGATTAATATACAGAAAACCATCTTTTCGATTATATCCCAAAATTTGTGTTGCTGTGGGTTCTCCCTTTTCTGCTCTATATCGCAATGCGGTTTTAACATTATCCGAAATAGTCTCTCTTTCAAACTCAGCGATACTTGCCAGAAGCGTTATCATTAGTTTTCCTACGGGAGTACCAGTGTCAAATTGCTCACTGTAGCTAACAAAATGTACCCCATTCTTTTCGAAAAAAGAAATCATCTTAAGCAAATCAATTGTGTTTCTACTGATTCTAGTTAACTTCCAAACTATAACTGCATCGAATAGATGGTTTTCAATATCCGTAAAAAGCCTTTCTAAAGCAGGACGTTTTGTATTTTTCGCAGAATAACCATCATCGCAATATACCCCATAAACTGTGTACTCATATAGTTTACAATATTTTCGCAATAAATCTTCCTGTGCGGCCAGACTAAGACCTTCACGGGCTTGTTCTTTTGTCGAAACTCTAATGTACAAAGCTACCTTCATTATAAACACCACCTTTAATTCTCTATAATTTATCTCCACCTTTCCTGTTTTTAATATAATTTGATTTTAGAAAAAAGAATTTTTATAAGAACTTTTATCATGAAAAACGGGCATACAGATTCAATATATAATCTAATCCTTCTTTCCATACTTCGGTATCGAAACCAAATAAAGGTTTACCTCCACAAAAAAAGACCACCCACAGGCAGCCTTTTTTTGAAAATAGTTGATATTTTCAATTACCTATTCAATATAAGCAAGCATCACTTGTTTTTCTTATAAAACTACCCTCCTTCCTAAAACAGATATTTCATATATATCATTTTTTAGAAGAGGAACATTTTTATAAGAAAAATTTAGTTGTTGAAAAGCCCCAATGTGTATTGGAGCTTTGAAGAAAAATTGTGGACAGGATTTTGCCAGATTCAGGATTTCTACTCCCGTGGTTCTGGCAGGACCACATACCGTAATTTTTTCAAAATAAGGAAGAAAACTCCTGCTCACACTCTTATTATGCCAAAACAAAATGAAAAAAAATTTTTATAAGAAAAAAGACTGCTATATAGCAGCCTTTTTGAAAATAGTTGTGAACCTCTCTATCTGAGTCGTCGTTGCAGCTTTCGCTACAGAGATTGTCATTCAATTTTTTCTGTAGTTAGCAAGACAATACCATGGCTCCGTGAAATTTCCCTTCCGAATCATTTATTGGTTTAAATCCAATCTTTTCGTAAAAATACTTTAGTTTGTCATACATTGCTATCAGATAAACTGTATTTCTATCTCCATCTAATTCCCAACGGTTATGGATAACTTCTGTAATTAGTTTTATCCCATAACCTTTATTTCGAAATTGAGGATCAATGTACACATCACTGAGTAAAAGGGAATCATTCGTATGTTCAGGGTGTCTTTCAATAGTATCGCCTACATCATCTGCATAGCCGATTGTACAATATCCTATTAATTCATCAGTTCCATTTTTAAAGATTCCCCAAGCATATTCTGAATTATCTTCCAGCCATTGTTCGACTTGAAAACCAGATGAAGCATCCATAGATCTGACAGATTGCAGATCTTTTATGGAAAGCAAATTTACTGTAAATAAAATGTTTTTATCTTTTTTCATCTTTTTAGCAAGGCTTCCTTTCTAACAGAGTCGGTTGTTTTTATGTCACATAATACCTTTGTTATTCTCCTTTCGTTTATTGTATGAAATAAGATTTTTATAGCCATGCTGCTGGCACATAAAATTCATCCTGCCATGCTTTTTTTTCTCTCTAAAAATAACTCAACCAAGTATTCTGGCGAAATATAGCAGGTTGCTTTCGCTTCTGTTTCTTCGAATCCATCTTCGCTTAGTTCGAACCATGGATGATCTGCTTCTGTTTTGTCCTCAAATCTGATTTCCGGCAAACTAACTTCGCAGGGGATGAAATATTTTCCGCCTTGCAGACACTCAATAATTGTATGTATCTGTTCTTTCGTAAAGGTTCCTGGTATAATTACCTCATTATGCTTCTTATAATTTGACGCACCTCTATAGAGATAACTAATGCGCGTATTCTTGCGCCTGGTGATTTTCTTTATACAGATACCTAAATATGAATCAAACTCCATATCTGTAAAAGCATAGAATAATTTTTTCACCGCCTCTTTATCTGCGCTGTTCTTATAAATATCAAAGATTTCATGGGCAAGTCCCGTTTCCTGATAGTTACATTTTTCTAGTAAATCAGCAAGAATAGTATCTGAGTCGATGATACAACCTTCTGGTGTATTTTCATCTAATTTTTTAATATTTTGAATAGCACGTCCTTCCCATGACTTATCCGTTGTAGCTGTAACTTCATCATCAAAAAAAGTGTATTTCTCTGGATTAATAGGAACACAAACATAAGCGCATTTATGTTTTTTATTCATTTCAACAACCCTATATTCCTGCTCAGTATGTCTACTTTTTACAATATCTCCTATTTTCATTTTCTTGTCCTCCTTGTTTTGAAATATTTTTGCAAATTTAATATGTTTAGATGGCTTTTTTGCGATTCATGAAAAGAATTCGATTCTTTTAGATAATAAAAAAAGACCGGATAAACCGATCTTTTTCATGACATTGAAAGAATATATCCTTTTATCACTACAACTTTCTAAGAAGGCTGCTTGTAAATGTGATACACCGGCGGGCAACCGAAGTTGATCGCGGCTTCTTTACGAGGCTGTAGTACACCTCGCTGGAGGAACACATACCCCCTCTATCTCCTGTGACGGAGATTACTTTTATATACTTATGCAGATTTTGCCTGAGAAATATAGCAATACTTCGATTTTCCCCACAGGATGCAGTATTTCATCCGGGTCTCTTTCTTGTATCTATGGTTCACGCAGCTACCCAGCCCCGGAGTATGTTTCTTCTGATTATATTTTTTCTTACACAAACTCGTTGCTCCTGCATAAATATCCGTATAGGAAACAACTTCTGTTGTTTCGCAGAGGTACTTCATGTCCTGTCCATCATAAGCATATGGATATTCTTTACGCAGGATGTTCCCTGCTCCATTGATATCTGCATTGATGAAAAATCCGCTGTTTGTTTTATACAGTCCTCGGCGCACCCTCTTCCCCGAAAAAGTATGGTTTATCGTATCACCTTTTTTATAGGCAGGAATGGCATCTAAGTCCAACAGGCTTGCTTTTGATGTATAACTTTCTTCCCGGAGTACAACAGGTATCCCTGCTTTTGCAGCGGTATACCGGAGAATATCCAAAAACCGACAAAACGGGATGGAGACAAAGTTCTGGTTATTCTGTCTTCCAATGCAGATATTCTGTTTCTGGTCTTCATTATGTCCGGCAACGATAACTTCCACCTGCTGCCGCTTTGCATAACGGACAAGATACCACGCTGTTTTGTAGAAGAAATCCCGCAGGCGTGTCTCCCGTCTCCGGCTGAGTGTATGGAGTTGTTTCGTTTTTTTTCACGGAATGAGTGCTGTCACTGCCTTTTGTGACCTCAGAGAGAAGTCTGGCTCTCTCTTTGTTGAAGTTCTGGTTCATTGATTTTACAGCTCCGCCTTTGATAAGGAATGGCGTATCTCCGAAGTTATTGGCAACCGCACAGAAGTTATCCACTCCGATATCAATCCCAAGGATACGTTTTGGGAATTTTGGTACTTCTGGCAGAATAATGTCCTCTTTGAAGGTAAGCAGGATGCTATACCCACCATACTGCGGCTTCACCTCTGTCTTTACATAAGTCATATCTGCATACAGAGGCTCTTTCCCGATCAGCACAGGCGGCTTGTGATTCACAAGCCGCAGGTATGCACGTCCATCCTTACGGATAAATTTTGCCGTCTGGTTCGTATAAGCGGCTGTCATAGCTGGCTGTTTGATATAACCCGGTATCCTTGGACGGGCTTTATATTTTTCCGGATGGATAACATAGTCTTTCCGTAACTGAAAATAAGACTTCCAGCTCTTAACGGTTTTCTTTATTGCATTCTGGTTAACCTGGCTGTTCATCCTCCGGTAGGTTGGATGGTCTGTATACTTAAAGATAGCATCTAATACCGTATAAGATAAGAACCATTCATCCCTTGTTGGATAAGGAACAACCTTGTACTTTAGCTTTGACATCGCAACAGCACCTGCCATACCGCCAATCTTTTTGTATTCCTCCTGTTTTTTACAGTATATTTCATAGCTATGAGCATTTGCTTTCTGAATCCCGGTAAAGACATAATGAAGAACCTCTGTTTCATGGGAAGTCCTTTCTTCCGGAGACTTCCGTATCCCTGTCATCGTGTTGCGGATATAGAAATTCGCTGCATTGTACATGCACTTGGCAGCTGTGGTGTTTTCTTCAAAATACCTGCATAACACAGCATCTTTATCTGGTCTTATCATGATCTTCCATGTACGCATACCATGCATCTCCTTCCTATAAAAATAACAGTTGTCTTAAAATTAAATAAAATCTTGATTTTGCTTATATTATACCATATAGTATAGGTAAATGGAACTATTGTGTTTAATTTATAGGAGGGATTTATGGATTATAAACGAAAAGCGCATTCCGTCTATTTGATGACGTATCATATCGTGTTTGTGACAAAATACAGGAAACCAGTCCTGTCTGATGAGATTGGGGATTTTATCAAAGACTTGTGTACCCGGATATGCCAGGAGCATGGTGGGGAATTACTATCAGCAGAGACAGACAGGGACCATATCCATCTGCTTGTCTCTATGCCTCCACAGGAACGCCCATCAGACCTTATCCGTGTATTAAAGACACAGACATCAAAAAAAGTACACCAGAATAAAGACTACAATCAATATATAAAGCAGTATCTTTTAGGGAATGTTCCTCTATGGAGTCCCTCCTATTTCATTGCAACAACAGGTGGAGCTACCCTAGAAAAAGTAAAAGAATATGTAGAATCCCAACGTACTGATGACCATAAGAGGAAATATCAAAAAACAGGCAGATATCGTAAGCAGAGGAAAAAGTAAAAGCGCATGCATCCGCAGGCAACTGAAGTTGACTGCGGTTTTCTGCTTAAAGCTTGATAATATGCCATTTTTTCTCCTTTCGCCGTTCCGTCCTTTAGATTTCGCTCGTGGAATGACCATAATTCTCGAAAAGCTCTCTTAACGTACAACCATTTTTCTGCATACAATAATCTTCCATCATTTTATGGAAAAACTCTTTTTCTTCTTGGGTCAGTTCCCATTCTTTTTCTTCGCAGCTATCGTCTCCATCAAGTACCATTCGAGCGGTTATATCTACAGGATCATCGGAATGCCAAAATGTGTAAAAATTAACCCACGAAGAAGGATCATTTCTTGTTTTTGTCCCAAAATACTTATCCACATCCATCCACAGTTCATATGTGGCTTCAATGCTTCGTTCTTTCTCACTAATAAGCAACTCATCGATGCAATTGATGGGTTCTTTTGTGATATCTATTTCCCTCATATCCTTTTTCTCCTTATATGATATGTAACTCCTGTGCCTGCTTGAATATCGCTTCCAAAACAGGAATGCAGATAGAATTTCCAGCTAAAAATGAAATCTGCTTATCGGTAATTCCATTTTTTCTCATCAGATCATAATCTTTATCTTCAAATCCCATAAGGCGTAAATGTTCTTTAGCCGTGAGCATTCGCACTTTATCATCGTAATAAACCGCCTGCCGTGGGCTTGTTGTGATTGTTTTCGCGATTTTATGTCCTACACGTCCACGTCTAGTCTTGGAATTTGGGAATTCCAAATTAATAACATCATATTCAGTCAGTTCTTTGTATCCTAATTTTGTAGCTTCTCGCACACATAAAGTTCCATCTTCCTTTCGGAAAAAGATGTTTTTTTCATTTTCACTAGGTGTATTTTCTTCAAAATCCGCAGAAAAATCTAAATAATCCTGGATATCTTTTTTTAGTGGTTTCTTTTCCGGGAAAGTAAAAGGAATATCTGATTTTGTAGACACAACATATACTCTGTCTCTCGCCTGGGCAATCCCATAGTCAGAAGCTTTGAGGATATCCCAATAGTTCTTGTAACCGTATGATTCCATTGTCTCAAGGTAATGATCAAAATGTTCCCGGTGTCTGTGAACTAAATTTGGAACATTTTCCCATACCACAATTTTAGGCGGGGCAACTAATTCAGGATAACCGCTCTCTGGATTAGGATTTAGTATCTGCAAGGTTCTTTCGTACAAGATGCTTCTTCCAGTATTTACATTATTTAATCCATTCTTACTCCAATCTTGACACGGGGATCCATGTACTAAAACATCACATTTCATGTTCCAGAGCCGAATGTCCTGCGGTGTATAGCGGATATCAAATATAGAATTATATGCCATAACTGCATATGGCAGAATTTCCACATAATCTAACGATTTAATGGAGTATCCAATATTTTGCAACGCTTTTCTTGGAGCACCGATTCCTCCGAATAATTCGAGGATTTTTAAACGGTTATCTGTCTCAGTTCCTGCTGTTTTTTCGATAATTGCTTCGTTCATTGCTTTAATATTTTTTGTATTCATATCTTTTTCCTTTTGTATTTAATGTTTAATTTTTAGATATTTAAGAGCTGTTCATCTGAAATAATACAGGAGGCGATGCCTTAAATAGCTTCGCCTCCGGCTTTTTCCTTTTATGCAAAACAAGGTTGATACCTTCTCGCACTTACGCTTCTATTTCTCGATACCATATAAATATGGCACAGAAATCTCTTCTAATGATTCAACTGAGGATTCTGTATTATCCTGATATAATCGATATATTTGAATAGAATCATTTAAAAACAAATTTCTTGCTTCTTCAGCAGTTAGCGGAATCATTCCAGTCCATTTGTATCCATAATTATACATTTCTCTTACATTCATATCTTATCTCTCTTTCTTTATTACACAAAACAAAGCTGTCCATCTGGAGCGGCAGTATATGCTGCAGGAACATCTTCTTTTTTCTCTTTTCGTGGAGATAAAATTCCTATCTCCTTAAGTTCATTGATAAGTTCATCAAATGCTTTATTGATTCGTAATCTTTCTTTTTCCTTTGGATAAGCGAAGATCCATTTCCCGTTTTTATCCATGGATATAAAAGTATCACAGGTGCCATTCAGATAATCATTTCGGTCACCTTTTTCCTTTAGCTTATCTGAAAGATAACAGGCAAAAGCTCTTGCAAAAAGTTCACAATCCGAAGCCCAGTATCCTTGTCCGTGTTTCGTATATTGTCCGTCAAATTTTACAGAGTTCGTATAGAATTCTGTGTAAATGCCTTTTTCATTGCGGCAAATCTTGTTCATGACATTTTCTAAGCTTTCTGGTACTTCTTTCCTATGGATTCCTTTTGTTGCAAGATCAGTGGAACCATAGGATTGCCCGATCAGATGATCAAGAGCATGCCCCCATTCATGTCCAAGAGACCCTGCCCCACGTAATCGGGTTAGGTTAATAACTTCCCTCAAAGGTTCATAATGTGCTGCTGCATCTCCACGTCCTCTTGCTCCAAAAGCAATCGCGAGGCTTCCACAAGATAGTCCTGGCAGGGATACACTTTTTTCGTCTATATCTAAAGCGAATGCCAGGTCAGCAAATGCATCATAAGCCTGGTCAAGAGATGCTTGTCTTTCCAGAGTATTTGTCCAATTGCCAAATTCTCCGGCTCGTATACCATACCGCTCAATTAACTCTTCACCCGTGATGTGTTTATCTTGAGGTCTCCATGTTTCTCCAGACCTCTCCAAAGTTTCAAATTGTTTCGGTATCCATTTTTCTTTCCTTTTTCTTTTTGACACAGCCTTTTTCTCTTTAAAAGCTTCTTTTTGTTTTTTTTCACAATTTTCCTGTGTCCCACAAAAAAGGATATTATGGCGTTCATCGATTAAAACATAAGTTTTATCTACAAGAACAACATTTGGTTTAGGATAACAATAATAGGCAGAACATCCTGATTTATAAATAAGGATTGATCTTCCTCTATCCTCGGCAACAGAACATTTATCTCCGTCAATAAAGAGCACTGGAAATTGCTTTTTCATGATTTCGTCTTCTGTCATGGCAAAATTCTCTTTTCCCATTTTACGTTTCATATTAAGGTGTCCATATGTTCCTATATTCTTTAAAAATTTATTGCCGTTAAAAATATTTCCAAAAGGAGCAATATACTCATAAGTACGTCCATATTTTTTCCGTAAAAATACTCCGTCAAGCGCTCTCTGTTCAAAATCAGAAATTTCTTTTTCTGTTTTGACTGCTTCAACCATAGAACGTATTTTACGGACACCATTGATATATTCTTCCGCAGAAATATAGCTATTCTTTTTTGAGGTTACTGTTTTTCGCATTTCGTTGTGCCAGTAGACGATGAATCGAGAAAAACCTTTCTCTAATTCTTCCTGTATATCTGGTTTTGGCCAGATATAATCTCGTTTTATGTATTTTTCTTTTTCAGAAGCGGTCATGTCTTTTATATCTTCTACACACAAACCTCTTTTTACCCATACATCTTTTCTTGCTCCACCAATTTTTGATCCAAAATCTGTGATCTCTTTCTTTGCCATTGTCTTTTCCTCCTTATTTTGAAAATTATTACGATTTTAATATGGCTGTATTGTATTGATCAGATTTTTGGGAAGAAGAATCAAATTCCATAACGAAAGTCTTGTTATCCTGTTGCCGGACATTAAAAAAGAGAACACATCTCATATATGAAATATATTCTCTGTTGCTTTATTTTCTCAACTCTTTTTCAAAATCAGCAATTGTTTGCTGCTTTTTCCCTTCGTCAACGCTATACAATATTTTTACCATTTTTATCAAATCACAGGATGCTATCAGATAATAAGCAAATCCTGTTAAAAACAAAAATAATCCTATCACCAAGAATAGCCTTGATATCTTTAAAAAATCGAATATGCCAAAAATAGATGATAAAAATATTATCATCGATACCGCCATACATTTTAGACTCTTAGTAAAACGGCTTATCTTTTCTAACATAATGCTGGTTTGTGCCACTTTTACTGCCATTTTATGGGAAGATAAGACAGAAAAAATAGCTAATGCTGTTGTAGAAAAGCCGATAAATATTGAAGAAACGACAAATAAACTTAATTGCAAGCTTTCCGATTCAAATTGTTTCAAAAAAATCATATATCCACTCTCCATTCCCGTTTATCATTCTAAATATCCTAACTCTATTCCTCTATTTACAGCTGCATCAATAGATACGAAAAAATGTCTTGCAATTTTTTCTGTATTTACCATATTACCTTTTATATGCTCATCTAATTTATTTTTATAGTCTTTTCTCGGCATTAAAAAAGCTGCTGCAAACTCATTCGCTTGATATTCAAGCTCTGAACTACCATTTCTATAGTAAACTTTCTTACTCTGCTTTCTCAATTTATCACTATCTGTCATAAAATCCATATGCAAAAATAAGTGTCCTGACAATGACCCATGATGAAATTTCTTCTTGCTCTACAAGAGTAAACAATTTTCATCATATGTTGAGATGGCTTTCTTGTTAAGAAAATATGTTCACTAATTTCTTTCAAACCTATACCATTATTCGTACCTTCTGGGTCTGAAACATGGTCATTAAAACGATAAGGCGCTAAAGTTCCATCAATATTCCAGAAAACATATTTATTTTCTAAATCATTTTTCTAACACTTCCATTTCTCATATCTTATTTTCCTTTCACGGTTTAATCTCTCAAACAGTCATCGCTATGGATTGTATAAAAATCATAATGTTCTTTCTTCCAATATAAATCATCTATAATATCAGACAAATATTGGTTCTGATTTAATGTAAAAAATGATAACTGATGATGTTTGTTAATAAAATCAAGGCTTGTTCGCTCATCATAAATTTCTTCTATATGTTTTAACCATTTTAAAAAATCTTTGATATGAGAATTATCTCTAAGAACAAATCTGCCAAACCATTGTTGTTTTATTAGTTGCCTTTCTTTTGTTCTTTCAGGAAGTTCTGAATCATTCCATATAATATTATCTGGTTCAACAATTATATATGGAATACCTTGTTTGTCCATCTCGTTTATAACGGATTCTGTCTGACAAATAAACACAAAATCATACTGACCAGATTTTGCTTTTTCAAGGATGTTTGTGATATAATGAGTTTCCCATCCATTTACTTTTTCATAAGATGAGCTATCACTATCACAAACCGAATACCCATATTGCTCGTGATGCTGTGTGAGCCATGTTTTGCCACAACCTGCAAAAACGCTAACTATTAGAGTTTTCTTCATTTTACTTTTTTCCTCCTTTAATCTATTTATGTACTATAAATATGATAGATCATATTCATACCCACTCTCCATTTTATCTTCTAAAATCACAGGCAACTCCTTATTTCCATATTGGAAAACAAAAGTTCTTTTGCCTTCCTATGTGAGTTGACGGAATAATTTAATTGCAGATTAACGCAATGTTCCTTGTTATATACATCTCTGATTTCCTGAGTGTCATCATAGCTTAAAAGCCAGGGGAATTTTTTATCTTTGATATACTTCGCAAGTTGCCTATGATCCTCATTTGTGTAAAAATGTCTGTACAGACTTGGACCTGCTTTATAATATGGTGGGTCGATATAAACAAAAATTGGTTTATGATAGCTAGATTTAACTTCTTTTTCCATAAAATCAATCGCATCCTCATTAAAAACGCCCACTCTGTTTTTGTAAGCAGCAATATCAAAAATAGACTGAATGATTCGTTCCTTATTAAATCTGCAATCTAGCTTATATTTTGATGTCTGCGCTTTTCCACCGATAGGTCCGGCTTTTAAAATCCCCGAAAAATTAGTTCGATTTAAAAATAATCCAGCAAAACCGATCTGATAAGTCTCTTTGTTGGACAGATATGCATCTTCTTTATATCTTACACATTCATTCCATGTGTCAATATTTATATCCGTTTTTTTTATCATATTAACTAATTCATCCGTATGAAAAAAGACGGATTTCCAAAAATAATAAAGAAGCGGGTCTTTCTCATTGATTACTGCCTGACTTATCAGCCCCTCATCTAATAACTGCCATGAGAGCGTGGCACTCCCGGCAAATGGTTCATAAAAAGTACAGCCATTTAATTCATTTTTAGCGATTAATGTTTTTATGTATTTGAAAAGTTTTGATTTTGCTCCGGGATATCTTAACGGATTCATGATAGATGACTTCTCCTTTGTTTCGTATTTTCCAAATCTAATATGTCTTTTTTTATATACAAAAAAGGACTCCCTAATGGGAATCCTTCTTATTATGCTTTAATTCTGTCGGCAGATAAATATCCGTTATATTCGTCTTTATGTATTACACAGCCCTTCACATGCACAATCTTTCCATTTTTTAAATGTCGGTCATGTCCAGTGCGGATGTGTGGACGTTTTTGTATCCCACTATTGCCATCACCTGAAAACTTCATTGTTTTCTTCAAAGTATTTTCTCCGTAGTCGAATACTGCTATCATGTCTTCTGGTTGAAAATCTTTTGTCCGTTCTTTTTCTGGTGCTTTTTTTCGCTTTTTACTTTCCGTAACTTGCTGCTTCTTTTTTCGTACAAGATATTCCTGCAAACACAATAAGACTGCATGGGCAGTTTGTATTCGTCTTTCTGGACAATCTTCATATTTTTCTACGCAACTTTTCCTATTACCTTTCCAGTGTTCACATCTTTTTAAATCCCTCTTTTTCCCACAACTAACCGTAGGGACCAAAAGATAGGAACTCTCTCCTTCTCTTATCAGAGAAAATGCATAACATCCGCATGTTCTGTCCCATATGGATACTGCTATTTCATCTTGTTTTATCTTTCTAATGTGGAAACCTTGTTTGCTTTCTCTGATTTTTCCTTGTATATAAGTTTCAAATGAATTTTCTAATGGGAACAACCGAAATAAATCATCAAAATCCATAGAGCGGAAAGACAATCGTTTTATAAAAAAAGCATCTGTTATCAAAAAAAGTTTGGGATAATATATATGATTCTCAGACTGATCAAACACTTTTCCTTGAAGTATGGGAGTAAATGTCATAATGTTTAACATACGGATACACAGCCCTAAAATAATTCGTATATCCTCCCCTATGAATTGTGTATTAGCAAGATCAATCGCATCAACACGTTCTTTAATTTTTGAAAGTATTCCCTGTTGTCCAGGTCCATCAGCGAAAAAAGACTGTGGATAATATTTCCGGCACTTTAATATAAGATTAATCATATGTACTTTTTCTTCTTCCGAAAAAATTTCAGGCTTATCTTGTCTTAAACTATCCTGTATATTTTTGTAATATACTAACATTGTGTTTAAATCGTTTTGTGCTTCCTCATAAAAATCCATGGAAACTGGATTCACATATTTAAAAACTGGAAGATTTTCTTTTGTGATATATTTTGCCATATCTCTGCTTCTCCTTTTTTTTGTTTTAATCCCCAGTCAGTATCCTTGCAAAGGCTGATTACTGAGAAAAACTCGGCGGTACTTACTTCTTGTCAGTAGGGGATACCGTTTTCTCTCCGTCCACTACTGCCGCTAGGTTAACTATACAATTCATCTCGCTACCTCCATTTCATTTAGAGGGTAGGAGAATCCTTGTTTTTCTTATAAAACTGCCTTTCTTCCTAAAACAGATATTTCATATATATCACTTTTTAGAAGAGAAACATTTTTATAAGAAAAAAATAGTCAGTGAAAATTTTATAGTTTTAATACATATTTGTTTTAGTTCTCGGATTTTTCAAATAAAAAAGACTCCGCAAAGGGAGCCTTTTTCTTAACTGATTGCAAGATAGTCAAATATTGTCATCTGATGTCCTATTTTTTCTTTTACAATATTTTCCTCATTGTTAACTACAGGATTTATTTTCTTTTGTTTTACGACATTTTCTGCTTTTATTGGAAGCTTGTTTTCTTCTTTTTTTATAGGGAAAATGGTGTAATCTCCTTTAAGATATTTATGGATCTGGGAAAGAATGTCTGCTTTATCTGAATAACTTGTCCCATATGCATTAAAGTCCAATGGCAGATCTGCTAGTACAGCATCCATTTTCTGCAGCAGTTTTTCTGCTCCAATTGGTTCTTTTAACACATCTGCTATTTCTTTCCTTGGTTTCTCCCAGAAAAAATCATTGGTAAACGGTCTGTCTACCGCTTCCGGCAGACGGTTGTAAAACCGAAGGATTTTGTCTGCCATATGTTCCCGTTCGTATTCCGGCATACGAGCATAATCTTCTGTCTGCAGGAACTGGTCATTCTTGATCAGATAAGCTATTCTATTTGCAACCTTATCCCAGGATAATGAAATTGACACTTGCGGATTACCATAATTACCTCTTGCAAGAACCAATCCTTTTCCATCATAATTTGCATAAGAATTATCAGCACCTGAAAGAGCGTAATTTTGTCCACCGGTCCCATACTGTTTTTTTATGAAATCGGTTCTGCTTTTTTTATCCTCGTTTAACAGATAAAACGAATATGTTCTAAGCCGTCTCTCTGAATATGACCCTCTTTTTATCATAAAAGAATCTATTTCATCTTGTGTGATGAAAATTTTTTGCTCTGTACTTACAAAACCGTCTTTTGCTTTATAAGGTGTAACTTCTGCTGCAAGTTTATGAAACCGCTTTGAGACAGTTACCGGGTCATAGTAATGAAAACGCATGATTGTTTTGCTTTTTTTATAAGCATTTGCAACTCCCGACAACCGTTTGTTTAGTTCGGAAAGCCAGGCTGGGTCTTTCATCTTATTTTCCAGATAATCTGTGATTTCCGGATAGATACTGCGAAGATGTGGTAAATCTTTCTCAGCGAAAACAATCTCGGCTACCCCTTCTGCCATATCCCCTTTCATATAGGCAAGAGCTTGTGCATGTTCTTTTATTGCATTGTCTTGTGCTTTATCCAACATAGACTGCGGAGCAAATTCTCCTTCTTTTAACAGACAATGGATACGGTTTGTTACCTGCTCCCAGGATAAATGTATCTTATCTTTTGTGCGTACTGTTTCACCAAGTGCGATCTGCATTCCATTTTTGTTAAACCATACCGCATACTTTTTTCCATCAATAATAAACCCTTTTCCTCCATTTCCATATTCATTCCGTACAAACTCTTCATATTCTTCTTTTGTTTGCACACTCATAAAATTATAGATGAGCCGTAGTTCTGTTCTGTTATGATTACTCCCGGTTCGTAAGATAGCATTTAGCGTTTCTTCCGGTAGGATAGATCCTGTTTTTGTCATTCTTATTCCTCCTCGTTTTGAAAATTTGTTTGCACTTTTAATATGTCTTTCAAAGCAAAGATTTTTTTGGGATTACATAAGATGAATACAGGCATTAATAGGTTTTATTTTTCATATAAAAAAACGCCCCGTAATGGGACGCTTTTTTGATAAAATAACAGAGTTTTACAACATCATGGATTTTACAGTTGCCACAGATTTTTGTACAATCTTGGCGATCATCTCTGGGGAAAATCCTTCTTTCTGCATGTTGCGGACAACTTCTACAGTTTTTTCAGCCTTACCTTCTACTTTACCTTTAGCCTTACTCTCGATTTCTGTTTTCTTAATCAATGTATCTGCAAATCCTGGCATACGCTTCGCCTCCTCGTTTAATGCTTCTGACCATTCAATGTCAGAATATTTCTTTGTCCTCTCCAAATCAGCCTGTGTCAGACTGTTTAAGTAGTCGAATACTCCTTCTTTCAAAGGTTCTTCCCCTTCCCTAATGAGGATAACTTCCATTAAATCGTAATCTTCTTTCGGTTCTTCTGTATACCCAATCACATCTTCCTTTTTGATGTAATATCGGGTCATAGTGTTTTGCAGTTTTTTGGGCATCTTTTCTTCGCTGCATATCCAGATACTGTACACCTTCTCAATATCCGAATAATCTGTTGTCTTTGTAAGGATACCAAGTTGTTCACTAATCTCCCTTGCTCCATAATATATGCCACGTTTAATAACCGGATATCCTGGATGGTAATCGTTTTGGAATTCCATGTTAAAGTGCAGATAAACTAAGACTTCGCCAGATGCTTTTTTAGGCTTTCTTGCCTTAAAATGTAGGTCGTATAGTATCAGCTTTTCCTCCAGAGATGTTTTCTCTGTATCCCTCTTGTCTATCTGCATACTTTTAATGGCAGATACAGCGGTCTTCTGATAGGAGATATCATCCATACAGGCAATGATTTCTTCCAGAGTGCAGTCTTTGTACTCGGGGATAACCATCTGCAATATTGGTGCAGTGATTTCTTTGTTGGAAAACAGCTTCTTCACATGTTTATCATACAGCTTTTTTACGTCTTCCAAGCTCATAAGCAGTAGCTCTGTTTCTTCTCTCATAAGATCCCTCCTTTTTTGATTTTTTACATATATAAATATGAGGGATTTTTTGCTTTTGTATTTGTATTATAACATACGCATTCTTTGGTATTCAAGATTTTAGGAAAAAAAGAATTCGATTCTTTTCACGAAAAAAATCCCAACCATATTGGCTGGGATTATGGACAAGAACTTTGCCAGATTCAGGATTTCTACTCCCGTGGTTCCGGCAGGACCACATACCGTAATTTTTCAAAACAAGGAAGAAAGCTCCTGTCCACACTCTTATTATGCCAAAACAGATAAAAAAAGAATTTTTGTAAACTACCCCCTAATACTTTTCGATATTTTAATCCCCAGTCTCATCCGAAGACGGATTGCTGTTTTTTCGGTGCTGCTTACTTTACCCTTTCTCCGTTAATTTCCTTATTTCCTCCTCTGAAAAAGTTAGCGCAAAAGATTTAAAGCCGATATCCATAGAATGAACAATCTGTATGAGTTTATCATTAACAGAATTTGGATGTTCTTTCCGGTATCTCTCCCAGTTAGTCTCGGTCTTCTTTAATTTTTCTAACTTTAAAGCAACAACTGCCTGCCATTCTGTTCCAAAGCTATCACTTACCTCTTTTGTCTTAAACCATGTTACTTCATAACATTTATGGATGAATGATATTGGTTTTTTTGTTAGCCAGCACTCTCCAGAATAATAGGCATCCGGTACATACTTTTGTACTTCATCCGGCAGCAAATAATCCTGGCTATCCATCTCATATACATGCAGCACCGGATAAAACCCAAAACTAGCAATCCGATTTAAGGCTTCCCCCGCACATGGCGATGCATTTAACGCTTTCATGATATCTTTCTTCATATCTTTTCCGGTTCTTATACAGCAGATCCGTCTAATCGTTTGATCTTCTTCTGGCGCTCTATTTTGGGGTATCTTTGGTTCAAATTTTTCCACCGGGTCAAAACTGATGTGAATAAATTTTTGTTTTTGCATACGTTTCTCCTTTCTTTCTAATATGTTCTTTCGCATAAAAAGAAAGACTGCTTATGCAGCCTCTCTTTCTTGCAACAAGTTTGTATACTTATGCTTCATTTTTTCGGATAATCTTCCGTGATACCTCCCCGAACGACTGGCGTCGGACGGGGCTTCCCAACCTTTAGAGCCGGGAGTTCCATTATCTACCGATCCAGCATGAACTTAGTACCTCTCTCCGCAGAAAGAAGAACCACATCCATGTCAACGATAGACAGGTGCGGGGGCATCGCCGCCACGGACAGGAACTTTTGCCTTTTCCGTGACACCAGGTCCTTGACAGACTCTGGATCTTATTAACAGTTCCAATCTATAACTCAGGCCGCCATTGGCTGGCCGTTGTTCACGAATTCCCGTAACGTACTTAGGGTACGGAGCGGTGTGGAAGGAAGCCCGTCTGCTCCCTTCTTCTGATATTCCCTTAAGAAAAACCTGGCACCGATGTTCTGTGCTGCTGACAGGTCGCAATTATAGATCTTCCCATTCTGGAACGTACACAGACTGTAGTTATATACTTTCTTTCCATGTTCGAAATGGTAGATGCTGTGCCGGTCTACTACCCCGGATCCATCAAAGGCGTATTTAGAAGTTCCCCATGCACAGACACGGGAGAGCCGCATTCCCAGACGGTGTGCTTGTAACTCTACTCTTTTTTGCACATCGTTCTTTCTCCACAAGTGGATCCTCTCACGGAACTTCTTCCCCCGGATCTTCCCTTTGGAATCCAGATACTCAAATACGATACAGTCCACACTATATAAGACAGCGACTTCTATCAGTTTTCTAGCTGTTTCGATCGACAGGGCACGGTTTGCATTCCGTATCCACCGGTAGACACAATGGCTTTTCTTCCCTGCCTGCTGGTACATACGCTTCCGGTTGATCCTATGATTAAGACGGTCTTCTTCACATGGAAGGTGGATCACACCTTTTGCATGGACAGTACCGTCTGCTTTCATGACGCACCAGGAGGCTGCGGCATTGATCCCTAGGTCTACAGCAAGGATCCGGTAAGCAAGTTTATCTTCATCCTGCACGAGTTCCCGCATCTCTTTGAATGAAAACCGGATCTGGTATCTTCCTCGGACTTTATCTACCACAGGAGAGAGCATCTTCCTTGTCTTGCACAGATGCATCAGATATCCTGCGTCAGAAGTACTGATCCCGAAATAATACCAGTCCCAGGTCTTTCCGTTGTACAGCTTTAACCCGATCTGTCCCTCTGCCAGATTGGACATCTTCCGTTCCTGGTCGTAGAAAGTCAGTTCGTATCTCGAAGGAAACCCTATCTTTGGTTCCACGCCCCGTTCTGCCGGAGACAGGGCTTTCCAGTTCGCATGGTTGGACCGGTACGACTTTACCATCCCGACCGCATCTGCGATTAGGGCTCTTCTCATATATGCTGGCATGTTTGAAAAGCGGATATCAAACTCTGGATATTTTGGAGCTTCTTTCTTACTCCCATGGAGCAGGATATCAAATGCCCGCCTGCGCTCCTGTGCTTTTACATGATCCCATTCTTTTAAAGCAACATCGACACAGAACCGTAACGCTTCAAGACAGATCTCTGCCGTCTGCTGCATTGATCTGTCATCGACTCTGCGTTTTCTGGAGATGTTCAGTTTCTTTGTTTTCCTGTCTGGCACCGCATCCAGCTGGTGTTTGATCTTTACTGTATAACAGGTATGGATCTCCATCTTTTTCGTATCCTTCGCTGCCATGGTCTCTCCTTTCCATATATCTCATTTGACATATTGATTCTTTTTATATTATACTATATAATAGTACCAAACACAAGTACGATTTACAATTACCTGGAGGGTATTTTTATGAAAGAGTATATCAGGACAAGACATTCCGTTTACCTGCTCACTTACCATATGGTCTTTGTCACAAAATGGAGAAAACCCGTGATTACAGACGAGATTGGGGATTTTATGGTCTCAACAGCAAAACGCTTATGCGATGGCTACGGGGGAGAACTGATCTCCGGAGAAACAGACAGAGACCACATCCATCTTCTGGTATCCCTGCCGCCATCTAAGAACATCACCGATATCGTCCGCAGCTTAAAGACGCAGCTTTCCAAAGAAGTTCATGCACACCCGGAATACGACCGGATAGTAAAAAAACAGATCTACGGAAATGCCCCGCTGTGGTCTCCTTCGTATTTTGTAGCAACGACTGGCTCTGTTTCCATGGATGTTGTGAAGCAATATATCGAGGGACAACGCACAGATGAACATAAACGCAAATATGAAAAGCGTTCGTTAGACTATTGGAATTCCCGGCTCTAAAAAAAGAGACTCCCGAACATTCGGGAGTTTTTCTCTTAGTCTCTGACAGCCATACTCTCGGTTCCCGAACCCCGAGCGACTTCGTCGGTCTGAGGTTTGCCGTATGGAAATTTATCATATTCCCCATCACACACATAACTTTCAGCAAGAATTTCTGCATCTTCCTTTGATATTTCAACTCCAATTTCCTTTGCATGAGATAAAATATCATCTGTTACATGTTCAGCCCAGACCATTCGGTAAATTTTATCTTTTTCAATTGCCGAAAGTTCGTTAATCTTACTTTCAGAAACATCCGAATCCGTAAGATAAGCATTTATTTTTCTGAAATTTTCTATTTTTTCTTAGTATCTTCCAATCTCTCCATGTTGTGCGCAGCAAAAATGCTTCTCGCTTTAGCGAAATCATTTTCTTCAAGATAGACAACCATGATTTCTGAAATCAATTCTTTTGTAATACCGATTTCTTCTTTTAATACCTTTTTTCTATATGTATAATGGTCATCTACAAAATACGCTTTTGCTGTTTCTTTTTTCACGGGAAGTTTGTATACCTCAATCTCAAAGTTTCCTACCCCAAACTTTGCCTTAAAAACATAAATATCCTTTCTTGTCATTTTTTAGTCCTCCTTGTATTTGAATTTTTTATATTTTTAATATGTTTATACTTTACAAATATCTTTTAAAAAGAATATTTTTTAATAAAAAACAGACCACCATTAGTAATCTGTTTTTTATCAGAAACTCTGCTATGTCTGAGATTAGCTTGGAATGTAGTCTTCCTTTTCAATCTCAATTTTTATCAGGCGTTCCCATTTTCTAAAATGGAATTCCAGTTTATCTTCTGTTCCATCCTGCTGCGGAACGAGCACTCGGTCATTAACAGCTGTAATTACAGGTTTGTCTCCGGCTAACTCCAGAAACTCACGCTGCAGTTCAATTGGAGCGACAATTGCAATGATATCATTTGCTTCAATCTCTGCTTTTAATTCTTTTGCCGAATGAATCGTTTTGTTGATCTGATTGATTTCAACATCGCCAAGGGAATTTTTCTGCTCCTCTGTCATAGCATGACGGGAGAACCATAATACTTTCTGTTTCATTTTTTAATCTCCTTTTCTGGTGAATTTTTTACACTATTAATATGTATATATTTTAAATTTTACTTTTCCACAACATATTTGTTTTAATCCCCAGCCGGTATCTTGCGAAGGCTGATTGCCGAGCAAAACCCGGCGGTGCTTACTTCTTGGCAGTAGGAGATACCGATATCTCCGCTCCCTACTGCCGCTAGGTTAACTCTACAATTCATCTCACTACCTACATTTCATTTAGAGGGTAGGAGAATCCTTGTTTTTCTTATAAAACTATCCTCCTTCCTAAAACAGATATTTCATATATATCCTTTTTTAGAAGAAAGATATTTTTATAAGAAAAAAATTACTTGTTAAAAGAATCCGATTTCACAACAAAACCTCCGTACATATGCACAGAGGTTTTGTTTAATGGGAATAATATGTTAATTTACGATTTTTTGCAAGAAAGTACGTATATTCAATATACGTGATGAATTGCCTGCTTTAGCTGACAAAGACCAATCCTCTGTTATGTCTTCGTATCCGGCATTTTGCTGCCGGAAAATTCTGCGTACTGCCGACAGAACGGTAATACTTTCCGTTCGTTAGCTGTCCACTTAAGATATAACGCCGATTTTCATGAATAAACTCAGCACCCGGCATCTCTCTTGTCATTGTAGCTGCGCTGGCTCTTTTTCACAGTAAGTCCACTACCTTAGCTTTTCCAGTGTGCAGTAATTTGTCCATATGTCGTTTTCTTGTTGTCGGCATCTGCGGTATCCCTGCATCGGTGATAAGCCTATGCACAACAGATAAAATGTTTTCTTAGACTCGGTGCTGGCTCTGCAGAGTCCAGGACTAGAAATATCCTAGAGTGCCACCCAAGATGGACGCCAGCATCATGTCTCTGCTCTTCTCTCTAACTACAAATTTCCAAGCTTACAAGCTCGGTTATTTATAGCCGAGTAGTTGACCTGCTTCCGTTTCGCAGAATTCTGTTATTACTTTTTTTATAGCAGCTATAACATCAACTTCTGTCATATCTTCGTCTGCCATCACTTTATAACACTGATAAGAATTGTTGACTGTATCGGTTACAATAAGAGGTACTGTTTTCATTTTCCTTCCTCCATTTTCTTCTTGTATTTCGCCGCCATATATGTAATATCTTCTTTTGTGAAAATATCTGTATTTATGGCAAGATTCAATGCGACAATTGCATCTAGCAATCGACCTTTCGTATGTTTCTTTTTGAGGTACCCGTTAGCTTGTGCTATCTGGCAGGCAGCAATAGATACTTCGCTGGCACTCATAGCAATCTCCATATATCTTTTTTCCTGTTCTGTCATGCCGCAATTCCTCCTTTGTCTTTGTTTAAAAGGGTATCTGCTGAAACATTTAACACCCTTGCGATTGCACAAAATGTGTCAATACTTGGTAGACGATCACCTTTTAAGATCTGATATAGTGTTGATATTGCTATTTTTGTTTCTTTGGCAAATTTTTCCTTGCCTAGTTCTCTATTATTGAGCGCTTTCTTTAAATTTTTTGAAAGTGCCCACACATCTAAATACTGTTGTGATGCTACTTCTTCTTTCTCATTCAAACCTAACAGATAATCCACTGACACATGAAGAGCTGATGCAATTAAAACAATGGCTTCTAGCCGCATTTGATGTCTGCCATGAATATAACTATTGATTGTCTGCCTTGTTGTTCCAGTCTTTTTTGCTAATTCGGATTGGCTGACGTCTCTCTTTTGGAGGACGATATACATTCTTTCTTTTGTATCCATATTTTTCTTCTCCTAATTTAACGGATTTATATTATCTAAAATTTCATTCATTGAATGCTTTCTTATATAATCTTCAGTATTTTTTCCATATCTATAGTAAATCTGTTCTACTCCACCTTCCGGAAAACCACAGAAATAGAAGTACTTTTTCAATTCTTCTATTTCTTTTTTATTTTCTTCTGTAAGTTCTGGGTAGTTAAAATAGATATACAATACATCATTATCATCCTGGCTAATATCCTTATTTGTAACAGAAATATGTATTGCTTTATGATGTCCATACGGAGAGTATTCAAAATTATAATCATCAACAATCCCCGTCCATACACAATGTTCTATTTCACCTTCATATCCTACTAGCTTCACCTTTGTGTTGCCGCCAGTAACAGATAATACATCTTCTATAGTAAATATTTGTTCGTGATTATCTTTTGACATAGGTTTAATTTGTGTTTCTGAACTAGGTATAATCCAACCATCTTGCTTTTTCCAAGTCGCTGTAGCTGAGTTAAATTGATAATTCCACGGATATTTATCACCATAATATTCAATGATTCCCTCTTTGATATATGGATTAAAAAGATTAAGAAATTTTAATGTTTTTTCCTCATTCCAAATTTCCCTTTCTTCTTCATACAAATAAATAATATCTTCTCCTCTGCATCTGTCTGAATAGAATGTTATGTTTATATTTAATTCTTGTATGGCATCTTCTATGTCACACTGAATATTAAATCTATCTCCGGGTGTGTTTTCCTCTTTTAATATAATTTTGCCGTGTCCACGGGTTTCTATTCCATTTTCGTATGTAATCTGTCCTTCCTGTCTCTTCCATTTTTCAGACAAAGGAACGTATACATATCGCCAGTACTCACGTTCATCTTCATTAAAATAAACAAAGCGCCCTTCTGTGATGTAGGGAGCAAGATATGCTAGAATTTCTAACGTATTTTCTTCATCCCAAGAATCTGACCCTTCGTTAATTTCCATAATACTACTTTTATTAGTAGCATCTAATCTAATCCGAAACGTTAACTCAACCATGTCCAAATCGTCTTTTTTCTTTTTCAAACCTTCCTGTATCTGCGAAAAATTTACTGCTGATAACTCCTTTTTCAAAGTTACCTCGCCACTTCCATATACATAGTCTCCCATTTCTTTTTCCTCCTTATTTTGAAATTTTATTTTTGCATTTCTAATATGTCGGAATATCTGGAAATATTTTTTTACAAAACACTTGTCATATGGTCATGCCTTATACTTGTATAAGGTGTTCGGCGGCTGAAGGACATCCTGAGTATAAAAAAAGACCCAATGTAATCGGGTCCTAGTAAACAACATAATCTGTAACAAGATTATTCTTTCATTTTAATCCACAGTCGTTATAAAAATAACGATTCTGGCGTTACACAAATTTTATAAAAAATTTTTTTGTTAAATTATATAGTTAACTGCCAAAAAGTAATGATGTGTGTCTTCGCCTATTACTTCTTCTTTACAATAAATAGCATATTCCTCATGATAATCGAACAATACATATCCGTCTGGGATACTGTTTGTTACCTCAATATTTATTAGTCGTCCACCAAGCATCACTTTTATATAATTCTTCTTTTCCATAATTCTCCTCCTCTTTTTTATATATTATATCATAAATTAGATATGGCAGGGACTCTTTCTTTTATAAATCTTTGTCCGATGTTCATCGAATATCTGAAAATTTGGACAATGTGGATAAACATTCTTTACAAAGATTCAGACTCGGTTAAATGACCGCCGTACCTAGCAAGCTCTTCCCTGATTTCCCGGAGTCCTTTTTCTCCAATACTGCGGATAGCAAGGACTTCCTTTTTGCTGTAGCCAGCGAGTTCGGACAGTGTTTCTACCCCTCCTCTGAGCAAGCTTCTTTTTGTAGCGGCAGACATTCCCGTCTCCATAATCGGAACAGGCGGGATGTTATTGCAGATAAACTCATTTTCTTTTCGTACTGTTTCTTGTCCCGTTTGGATCATCTCCTGCATCTGTCCATATTCTTGGACATCTTTCCGAAGTTTTTTGTATTCCGGCAGCAGGCAGGCACAGCATTTGTATTGATAAAGTTTCCGCAGACTGTATCTTCTCCGTTGACCTATGTAGTTGCTGCTGACTCCCATCTCTTTTGCAATTCGGGTCAAGTTTTTCTTTTTCCCATCTTCCAGACCGTAATATTGGCTTAGTATAAAATAATCCCTTTTATTTAATGTGTTTTTAACCTCTTCGATGAAATCTTTCTGGCATTCCCTGTTAACTAAAAGATATCTGCCATCTTCTCCAACCTGCAGGACATCCTTTGCCAGCTTTTCAGCAGGAGTTTCCACATCTCCTAACAGGTTTCTGATATCTTCATCAGAAAACACATGCGAATGTTTCAGATATTGTTTAAAACAGGAATCTAATTCATGGCTTAATCCCTGTGCGGTAAGTCCTAACGCCTCTGCCGCTTCCCTCTGTGAGAGTTTCCCATCTAGGATATCTCCCATGAATCTGGATAGTTGATCCAATGTTTCTTTACATTTTTCTACTCTTTCTCGGTTCTGTAGTTTTCTTCCTGTTCTCATTCCGCTCTCCTTTACATCCCTTTCTTATTACAAATTATACCTTATTTTTTTGCAGCGAGAAAGTCTGATCCATGCAAAATGTATAACTTACTTGTGATGTGGTATGGAAGAGTGAAACAAAAAAAGACTGCCCTCCGGCAGCCTCCTTCTAATGGAAGATTGTAATTAATTTTCAAACACAAATCAGCATTTTTCCCAATCCCCGTATGCTTTATAAACTTTTCTCTTGCAAATTAGGGTTCTATTTGTGTCATATATCGGTGAATTTGTCAAAAGTCGAGAATAAGCTTCCATTAAACTTCTACAATAATCTATATTGCTGCACGGAATTGTTATTGGAACATACTTTTCTCGCTTCAAATTCCAGATAAATCCCCAATATTCCGTAACTTCTTCTACCTTTTTTGTTTCATGACACGCATCCAATACAATACCGGAGTCATTCAGCCAGCCAAACTCTGATGTAACAGTATCGGCATCAATAGTGTCCTTTTCCCCTAAGTCTAATGTACTTCTTAATACACTTTCATCAACAGAGCATAATGCTATAATCTTCATCTTTGTCCTCCTTATTTTGAAAAATATTTCATCGCGTTTAATATGAAAAAAGACTTTAATTAATTTTCAAACACAAAAAAGACTACTTTTTAGTAGCCTTTCCTTCATAACTTATTTGTCAGTCCTTGTTTTCGTCTAAAGCAGAACAAGGCTTCGGTCTTGTCATATGGACTACCAATGGGATGCTTTAAAACCAGATATTCTTTTGTTTATTTTTTCTCCTGTAGTTTCTGCTTCAAATTTCGAAAAACCACAGCCAATCACAGTAATCCCGATTATAATTACAGAAAATATAACAGTAACCACTTTTTTCATTGTAAACCTAAGACAGGAAATAAGAATTTTTATAAGAAATATTTCGTTTCCCAATTAAAGCATATTATATCTGTAAATTTTATTATTCAATTATAAGGAGGAATTTTTTATGGCAACATTTGAAAAATTGAAACAATTTGAACCAGGAAGAGAAGCAAAAACTGTTTTACTTTTACTGGACGTTACAGAAAAAGTAAATCGAAACGGAGGATCATATTGTCATCTCTTGCTTTCTGACGGAGAAGAACAGCATACTGCAACAATGTGGGATGTAAAAAAAGAGACATATGCTCATTTTGTAAACAACCTGATAGAGTGCGTTATCAAATCAGACGTATACAATAATACTCTTCGTTTTATCGTTACAAAGATTGTCGCTGCCCCAGAGGAGTTTAAAGTAGAAAATTTTATCATTTCTGCACCAATCGAATCAGATAAAATGTATAAAGCCCTTCTGGATACGGCCGCAAATTACGATGGTAAGGATTCCATTCTGTATAAGATTACCGAAAATATTTTTGAAAAATATAAAGAAAAACTCCTTTACTGGGCAGGTGCAAAAACAATCCATCATAACTGTTATGGAGGATTATTATATCATCTATATCGTATGACTCGCATGGGACTCGTTCTCTTAAAAGTTTACCCCTTGTATAAAGATGTGTTGATTACCGGCATTATCCTGCATGATATTGGGAAATTAAAAGAACTGAAAACCTCTCCACTTGGAGCGGCAGATTTTACAGCGGATGGTAATCTCTTTGGACATGTTTTCTTAGGGTTAGAAATGTTTGATGAAGCAGTCAGTGAAGTAAAAAAAGAATTCGATTCCATTTCTGAGGATGATGCAGAGAAAATCCGATTAGTAAAACACCTGATAGCCAGCCATCACGGTAAAACAGAATACGGAGCTATTGCAACTCCTGCTATCCCAGAAGCGATGGTTCTTAACTATTTGGACTTGATCGATTCTCGTATGGATATTTATGAAAAAAATAAGCCTTCCGAAGCTGGCACCATTTCCGAAAGGATATGGTCATTAGATGGATATATTTATTCTCCTGCTCTTTCTCTTCCAGAAAATAAGAATCAAAAATAATTTTCATACCAAATGACGCAAAAGAAGGGATCTATTTTATAGGTCCCTTTTTTGCACACAAAAAAGGATGTCCTATATGACACCCTTTTAGGAGTTTTTATCTTTTTTTAATCATATATCAGCTTCACAATAGCGTATTGTTCTGGATGTCTTTTTACGTCTTCTAACACATCTTTCGGCATTATTACTGTCCAATTATCATCCTTGTCATGAACAGCATATTCTGTACCATATCCGAAGATATCATCTATATTTCGCATAGATGACCATAAATGCCATGAATCTGGAGTCCGTTGTTCTGTATGGAAAAGATTTTTAAAGTAATCCGATAATTTTTCAAATCCATTTTCTGCTGCACTATTTTCCAGCTTTTTGAAATTTTGCACAACATCTTCTTCTAATCTTTTATTCCATTTTTCTGCTTCAAATAAAATAACTTCTGTTTTTTTCTCTCCTAAGATGAACGTCTCTTCCCCAAAAGAATATTCTTTTATAATGCTTATATCTCCTTTAAAAGCTTCGCAAAAAGCCTTTTTTACACCGTAAAATCGGGCGGACAGAGTTTCTTCATCATCTCCAAAATAAGTAAAAATTGTAATAGCTACTCCCATTTTATTTTCCTCCTTTGTTTTTGAAATTTTCTACACCTATAATATGCTAACAACTATTATTTAAGATTCTTTCTAACTACAGCACTTTTGTGTTTTCTTTACACAGATATATGTGTGTTTTCTTTACACAGATATACCTATGTATTCAAATCACTTATATATACATGTTTTATTTCCATTCATATATCTGTTATTTTTTATCATAGATATATAAGTGTTTTATTTTCACAGATATAGCTGTGTATTTTTTTCATTTATATATTTATGACACAGAACCACTCATATAGCTGTGTATTTTAATCACACATGTATCTGTTATTTGTATCCATAACTTAGCTCAATTTATATATATACTCTAGTTACACTTATACTTTTATAAAAATCTATATATCCTCTATCTTCTTTTTTCAATTTTTTCCAATCTTTTTATTATTATCTATAAATTCTTCTACATTTATTTCCAAATTGGAATCCATGTCATTTTTATCGTTGATTTTGACTATCTGCCTATACATTTTTAAAACAAAATTTTCACCATTTCCTTTATTGTTTTCACTCCCTTTTTGCTTCTTTACTTATTTTTCTTTTCCTTTTAAAAATCATTTTGCGTATAACTTATTATGCTTTTTGCTTTTTATGACAGCGGAATTATCCACAAAAAAATTATCTTTTTCTTTTATTCAAATTAAAAGTGTAGATATTTCAAAACAAGGAGGAACTAAAAATGAAGATGAAAAAATATTTTGTCCCTGACGGGAAAAAAAAATTTCTGACTACGGTATTAAACAGAGATGAAATTGATTACGATTTCATGGAAATTGATGGGAGACTGTACATATGGACTCCTCTATCTTGCAGACAATACAGGGTTATGTTAGAAGATGCAGAATGTGAATATGAACGTTCACTTCATAGATCAAATACCCCTATATATTCATTTCGGACATTAATGAACCCAGAGAAATTCCAAAGGCTAAAACTTTTAAATGCAGCCTACCACGGATTTGGTATATTGTCCAAAGATGTAGAACGATTTGAAAAAGCGGTTTGTTAGAAAATAGGAGGACGTTCCATGAACGAAAGATATGAAATACAAAGGGAATTAAAAAAATTTTTTGAGAAAATAACATTGGATAATTGTGGACATTTACTTCAAAATCATATTAACAAAACAGAGGAACAATTAAAAAATCGTCTTAAAAATAACCAAAAATTAGAAATTGTTTCCAGTTTTTATGGTTCAAAAGCGGCAATAATGCAACACATTAAAGATGACTTGCTTTCCGAAGACTGCTTAGAACAATTAACAGATTATTTTTTAGATCAAGAATGGAAGGATTCCTATTTTTTATATTTCCCAATACCAGAAGATATAAAAGCTATTGCTTATAGTTCTAGTAACAAACATAACTGGGATAAAGGAAATTTAAAATGTGAAGAGTATATAATTATTGTAAAAAAAGCAAAAAACTATATATATTCTGGCAAATGGACTATCACATCTATATTTCCATTCCCTGTTGGTTTTTCCTGCTGGTCATATTAATTTTTAATCTCAAAAGAAAAACGGAGTGTCTATACGCTCCGTTTTTTTCAACCTATAATTTTTTCTAACTTATGCGATGTATGTTTAGACCAAAGCCCTCCCCCTTTACCAATTAACTCTCCAACACTATTAACGACAATATAGCTTTCTAGTTTCTTCACTTCCTGTTTTTCACAGGCAGCATAAACCGCATAGCCATTTACCCATTTTACACCATATACAGCCTCAGAAAATTTATCACCCATCGCACGAATCATTTTTCTTCCGGCAGAGATACCTGCTGTCACGTTATTAAATCCGGCTGCAACCATTTGCTTTTCATTATACCCTTCGGCAATATAATAAGCACCATTTTCACGCTTTTCTAAATATTTTCGCATATATATATCCCCTTTCTTATATTTTATAATATCTCTCTTTATATATATCTTATCATATATCAAAAATCAAGAATTTTTGTAAGAAAAAATCCACCCAAGAAAATTGAGTGGATTTGTTGCTCTATGAGATAATTAGATATTACATTCTTCTATAAAAGGAGATACATTTGTTTCTTTGTCGCCTTCACCATCCTTTTTATAAGCCGTTAGGTATAAAGAATCTTTTGCCCGTGTCATCGCCACATAAAATAACCGGCGTTCTTCTTCGATATCTTCAAATTCTGTTGCATTTGTATGGGGGATTGTACCATTAATACAATTTATGATAAATACATACTCCCATTCTAAGCCTTTTGAACGATGCATCGTAGATAACATAATCCCGTCTTTATTTTTATTTGCTTGCTGCAACTGTCTATTATAAGCCATAATATGGCGTCCCCATTCACCCCAGTTGCCATAGAGTTTAGCTTCATCATATAAGTTATTCCAAATAGCCGTAAGTTCTTTTTTATCAAGTTTTCTTAAATCTGCATACTGTTTTAAATACTCATCATAGCCTACGGCTCTATATAGATAATTCATAAATTCGACAGGATTTAAACTACTTAACACTTTTAAATGTCGAAATAGATCAGCAGCATTTTTAAGTCCTTTTTGTATTTTCCAGTATTCTTTTCCACTTTGCATATAAATCGCTTGATTCAAAGATTCTAAGTCTGGATTCACAGAACGAAAAGCTTTTCCATAAAAGAATCGATTCGGATGATTTAAAATTCGATTAAAAGCTATAATATCTTTTTTGCCTCTCGATAATTTCTGGTATGCCTGAATATCTTGAAATATCCAATGGTGATATTTGCTTTTTAGCCTTTCATTACATTGAAAAGGAATCTTTTCGTTCATAAAATACTCCGCAAATGGCATAGACTCTTTATTGGTTCGATACAAAATAGCAATCTGTTCTGGTTTTATTCCATCATCTAACAGACTGCGTATCTTGTGGATAACCCCACCTAGCTGAGATATTGAGTTTAGATAATTGCGGAAAATAACTTTCCCCTTTTCTTGCCTTGATCCTAGAAACTGCTTGGAAAATCGCTGTGAATTATGTTGAACTAAATTATCGGCTTTTTGGATTATCTCCTGTAAGGATCGGTAATTCGTACTCATATGAATCACTTTGCAATTCGGATAATCCTTTTTAAAATTCAGCATAATCTCGGGTTTTGCACCTCGGAACATATAAATAGACTGATCATCGTCTCCAACAACGGCTAAATTTCCATTCTCGCCAGCCAAACTATATACAATATCCCGCTGGATATAGTTTGTATCCTGATATTCATCCACTTGGATATAAGGATAACTACTTCTTAAGTATAAAAGGATTTCTGGATTCGTATCCAAAATTTCTTTTGCCATGACCAACATATCATCAAAATCTATTTTCGATTCTTTGTCCTTATACTCTTCATAGCCAGTATATAAATTAGAAAATAATTCTTTATCCTCTGTGCATTTGGGCTGATATTCTGACAATGAAAGCATATTGTTTTTCATGACTGAAATATCCAGTATTAAGTCAGCTACAAATTCATCTTTATCATTAATCTGATCGATATATCTCACTCTAAAATTAAAGTAATTATATACTTCTATCTCTGTGATAATATCCACCCTTTTTTTTCCATATTTTTTCACAATATCAAAACACAGGGCATGTATTGTAGAAAAAGTTATACCTGGATTTTCACCAAACATAGAAATATATCTCTTATTCATTTCATCAGCTGCCGCTTTGGTGAAAGTGATCATTAATATTCCTGTGGGATTTATATTTGCTTCAGTGACCATGTAATTTATACGTCTAAGCAAAGTGGTTGTTTTCCCAGAGCCTGGACAGGCGATTATCAGCATTTGCCCGTCCACAGTATGGATGGCTTCCTCTTGAGCCTTATTTTCTAATATCATAGATTTTCCTCCTTTTTTATTTGAAATGATTACATTACTAATATGTCAAGAAAGGAGATTGTACATATTAAGAAATAGAGATTATAGAAAGGAGAACAGGAATAAAGCCTGTGATATGTATTTATGAAAAAGAAAACTATTTTAATCAGTGCAGTTATCGCTGCAGCAACTATTATTGCTTTTAAACATATCTTTAATAAAGAGGAGGAAGAATATTTTCTTAATGAAAATTATCCTTTTGGCAGCAATGCAGAAAAGAACAAAGAAGAACAGGAATAAAAAGAATCGAATTCCATGCATTACTATGTAGCAAAAACAGCCAGTTATTAACTGGCTGTTTTTGTTGTATAATAAAAAAAATAAGAATTTTTATAAAAAAGGCGGAAAATTCCGCCCCTTTTCTTTTTAAATATTTAATTCGATAATATATTGTAGTGTTGCCTGCTGTTCTCTGAAAATGATTACTTCGTCATTTCTTAGAGAGACTCCTTTATGAGCATATACAGCATCATGAGGTTTGATGTTTCGGAGACTATATGGATGGGAAACATCTACATCTTTCTGATTTTTAAACAAAACCTTGTATACTGCCAGATAACCTTTGTGTTGCGTTCCCCCAGTCCAATAAGAACCAAGCAGACTACTATATCCTATGGACTTTTTCGCTCGTGGTGCAAAGTAGATTCCATTTCCAAAAGCTTTTCCTGTAATGATCACTCCTTCCGGCCGTAACACAGGTCCTTTTGTCATCAATCCATACCAGTTTTCATTTCGGCTGCCATGGTAAAGATAGTGGATATCCTTTTCGCTATATGCATTATCTTTCATATACTGATAAAATCGCTCGTCCGTTTTTTTATTACGCACACGAAAAGCTCTTGCAAACTTATCTGCTGATTCTGCTCCCATGTTTTTCTTTATTTGCTGCAGGCGACATGAATCTGTCACCAGAGATATATCAAGTCCTAAAGATGCAAGAACCGTTTCTGTTTTCTCTTTTTGATTTTGTTTATTCTGTTGTGCTAACATACGTCCCTTCATAACATCTAAAAGATCCCATTCTCGCTCCAACACAGTTGGGAGTTCAGATATATCTTTAAGCAGATAATCTTCAACTTTTTTCATTTTTCGTGGGATGACCTGAAATAAGGCTAATAATTCACCATTGATACAAAATACATTCGATTGATTTCGCATGTTTTTTAAAATATCTGTGGCTTCTTTTATCATTTCTTGTGTTACTTTATCGTAGGATACAGAATAGTTACTCTCCAACATCTTTTTTGAATAGTTTTCTATATCTTGCCAAAAGCTCCTTACGGCTTTATCTGGAATTTCCTTGTATCTCGTATTAATTGTTGGTGAATATAAATGGGAGTTATCTACATACCCTTTTTGTAATTTTGACTCATAAATAGAAGCCCATCTGCTGATAGGGTATTTACGAGTAATGCCTTTTGCACCAACACGTCCATATCGAACCTCGAATATATCCGTAGTTTTTTGAGTCATCTGGTAATATTTATTGTGATTTTCATCAGGCTCTACCATAACTAAATATGCACTTCTCATCTTCCAGCCCTCCTAACAATCATATTTCTTAATGTTTATATACAAGTATTTGGAGAGCCGGTCTTTTAAAGTAAGTGCTAAAGTTGGATCGTTTCCACGGCTGGCTATATAATTTTCCACAATCTCATTTAAAGCGAGATAGACATCAATCGCTGTACCTGACTGTGAAGATAACGTAGCAACCACATCCTCCGCAAAAGATTTGGGAAATAAACTTTTGTTGTCATCTACAATATTTCTTACTGTAGATGATATGGAGTCAATATCCGTATTTCCAAGCTTTTCAATCTGATTTTCCGCCTCTTTAAATAAAGAATCAACTCTTGGCAATAGCTGTACAAAAGTATCTACACTATTTTTACCTTCGTGTTCTACACCAGCGGAATCACCAAAACGAGTTTTATATCCATTTTCTGTCATAAAAAAAGGATATACATAAGCTCTCGATAAACCAACATCACTTGTCGCAAATCCAATCCCTGTCTTAACATTTTCGTCCAATCCAAAATCTTTTAATAGCAATGAAAAGCTGGAATCTGCATCTTTATCATTTAAAAGATAGTCAATATTCAGATATTCATGGGATATTGTTGCACTTAGCATCTTCATATCTTTGTGTTCTTTTTTTAGTTCTTTTTCAAGAGCTCCTACTAATTCATCTGCCGGTAAGATACTGTAACCGTTGCTCATCATGGCAGATATTTTCCCATCTCGGATAAGAATCTTACATTTCTGCATATACAATGAAAATCCTCTGGTAAGCCATGAAGCCTTTTCTGTGACTGGAAGTACTTTTTTAAATGCAGATCCTATAAAATTTGAGATAGTTGGACCGCTAAGTCCTGCGCGTTGGCAAATGCTTGTAAACGCAGTATGTCTTGTTGGATAGATTTTTCTTTCCCCATTCATAGGAAAAGTTAAAAACATCCCTGTGTCCTTCACACATTCATTCGACTCATCGTTTAACTCTATCCCGTTTGATAAAAAATATTGGGATAAAAAAAGCGGATGGTCTTCAATCCCGACCACCGTTGTTTCTTTTATGTATGGTTGAACCCATACATCATTCTCTTTTCTAAATTGTAGATATTGCTGCAGTTCCTTATGTTTCGTTAACACTGTAACTTGGTCATCGAATTTTAAATATTTTTCCATTGATTTGTCCTCCTTATTTTGAAATATTTCGACATCCTCAATATGACTGAATAGCACGTAAAAAATTTCAAAAAAAACCCGGAAAATATCATTTCCGGGTTTTAGAAAAGGAGATATGAAATATCAACACTTCAAAATATAGTGCCTTTTTCACCGATACTAATATGTAAAATTATTTTTATGAAAACTTTTACTCATCTACGGGATAATCATCCTCCGATGGCATCGTTATCGCTTCCTGTTCCGAAGCAACAGATTCTTTTGTAGGTAGATTTTCTGCATAACTTACCGCTTCTGAGAGATTGGAGCTCAATGTATTGTAATTGCTAAGATCTGTGCATTTTGCTAATGCTGTATTCGCATCATCTATCATTTTTTTTACAATATCCGTATATAATGTCCGGTCATATAAAGCATCTATATACCATTGTACAACTTCCTCTTTATCACTTTTTAAAGTTTCCTCTGCTAGTTCTTCTGATTTTGCAGCTTCTTCTTTATTTGTAATATCCTTTTTCTTTTGCGCATTTACTTTTTCCTGCTCAATCACCGTTTCCCATTTATCTTTTACTTCACCAGATAATAGACCATATTTATAAGCGGCACGATTTTTAAATTCCTGTTGTTTTGCATCATCTTCTATCTGATTGATCACATCAAGTACCCTCTGATAAGTATCATCAATCTTTTTCGCGTCAGATGAACATTTAATCTGTGAATCTTCATATTCGGATACAGCTCTTTCTGCTAATGTAACTTCTTTTTTTATTCGCTTTTCTTTTTGTTTTTCTAGTAATAGATTTTCTGTCAGAGAAGAACGATAATCATAATAACTTGGTCTCTTCTTCCACATATCCTTTTGAAGAACAAGCTTTTTTCGATTTCCATCTTTACTTTCAAGATATATCGTATCTGGTACAGTAAAATCCTCTTTTTTCTTATTTTTATGTATATTAGACATAAAATCAGCCCATATCGCTCCCGGATAAGAAGCCCCTTTTAAGCCCTCTACCGACTTTGGTGTATCGCATCCCGTCCATACCGCCGTTGTATAATATTTCGAATAACCACAAAACCATGCATCTTTGTTATCATTTGTTGTTCCTGTTTTTCCTGCATAATACTGTTTCCCGTCATACAATTTATGTGCAGTTCCATAATCTTCACGAAATGTTCCTTGCATCATATCTGTAAGGATATATGCAGTATCTTTATTGTAAACTTCTTCCGTATCTTTATCCGAACGGTAGATACTTGATCCATCTTCCCTTTTTATTTGCCTTAAACAAGTATTGGATGAATATCTTCCACCATTAGCAAGTGTTGCGTAGCCTTTAGCCATATCCACAACTTTAACACCATAAGTAAAACCGCCAAGACCAGTGGATAATATTGTCGTATCCGCATAGCATAATGAAGAAAAATGCAGCTTTGCTAAATAAGGAAAAGCTGTTTTTATGCCCGTTTGATTTAATAGTTTGACTGCAACTGTATTAACGGACCGTGCTAATGCTTCCCTGGCGATCATATCTCCACGATATGACAAATCGGCATTTTTAGGAGAATACCCATGAAAATCAACTTTTTCATCCCTTATAATGCTATCTGCTGTAATAACACCTTCATTTAATGCTGGTCCATAATCTAACAACGGTTTGATTGCAGAACCTGGATTTCTTTCCATCAAAAAACCTCGGTTATACTCTCCATTTTCTGATCGGCCTCCAACTATGGCTATAACCATCTGCGTTGAATTATCGATACAAACTGCCGCACCTTGTAAACCAGAATTAGCTGGCAGATTACTCTTAACAGCTGTCTGTAATCGTTTCTGAATATTTTGATCGAAGGAAGTATATATCTTATAACCGCCACTGCGAACCTGCCCCGAAGCATTGGAATACGATTCTTTATAAGATTCCTTATAGTTCTTATATTCAGATTGTGAATCAAAATTATATTTAAACTGAAATCCAGCTTGTTTCATCAGCTCCAATGTGGCACAATGTATTGCATAGCTGATCATATAATTATCAGCATCCGTATTGTCTGTTTTCTCAACAATCTGAGGTGCCTCTTTTTTTGCAGCATCATATTCTTTTTTTGTAATATACTTTTGGTCAAGCATACTATTTAAGACTTCATTTTTCTTAGCAATCGCCTTATCATAATTGCTGACAGGATTATATGCACTTGGACGGTTCGACACGCCAACGAGCATAGCTGCTTCTGCCAAAGTAATATCTGCTGCAGAATGTCCAAAATAATACTGCGCTGCGCCTTCAACACCATAGCAGCCACACCCATAATAATTGGAATTGCAATAAAACTCCATAATCTGCGCTTTGGAATATATTTTTTCTAATTGTAAAGCAATCATGATTTCCGTTATTTTACGCTGCATAGTACGTTCACTGGAAAGCAGATTGTTTTTGACAACCTGTTGCGTGATTGTGGAAGCCCCTTGTGTAGCATGTCCTTTATTTTTTATCATAACAAGACTAGCTCTAAATATTCCTTTTAAATCAACGCCATGATGTGAAGCAAAACGGCGGTCTTCCTGTGCGATATAACCATTTTTTATATAATCAGAGATTTTTGAGGACTCTTTATATATATATTTTTCATTTCCAATTTTTCCAATTTTTCGATTGTTTTTATCATAAATGTAGGTATTGCCTTTCCTTCTAAAAGTACCTTTATCCATATCCGATATTAGATTGTAAACAGCCTGTTTTGTTTTTTCATATTTCGGATAATTTTTTACTATAACAATGGTTCCTGCAGCAACGAATAAGATAAGTAATGACAATACAATCCATTTTATTTTTTTCTTCATCTTCGCTCCTCCTGCTAATCCAATGTGATTGTTTCTACGAGGTATCCTTGTACAACAAAACGCCGGCTGCCTTGTAAAGCGCAGGTTGATAACGTGACCAGTTTATCTTTTACCGATGGCGTAAGTCCCGTAGAATACTCACCAATTGATTTATAATATTTTATATATTTATCCATGTTTTCATTTGAAGCAAAACGGTATGTATAAATCTCGGAACCAGGACGAACGATACAAGCATTATAGATTTTATATTTTCTCCGCTTTCCATCTCTTGTGTAATCTTCCAAATTAGTTGATTGTCTTGAAAAATGCTTGATTTACGGGCATATTCGCAGGTTTGCAGATTGATTTTACTACTCATTTACTACTTTTAACGAATTGAGCCTTGATATGCAAAAGCACCTGCGAAGCTGCCGGATAAACCACTACACCACCTTACGCGGCACGTCGAAAAGAAAAAATAAAATAAGCACCACCTATAAGGCGGCGTTTCTCACTCCCACACAGGAGAACAGGAACGCTGCTTTTTTTATGCCCTCATGTTACGCAGTAAGGGCAAATAAAGCCTTGATTTATGCGGCTCTTAGAGCGCGGAAATGAGAAAGGCAAGGGTTGATACCTTTTCCCTCAAAACCGCGTTTCTACTGCGTAACAAATCCAACCAAAGGAGTGATGAAGCTATGGCAGTTTTCCGCGTGGAAAAGAACAAAGGTTATACGGTTATGAGCAACCACCATTTACGCAACAAGGAACTTTCCCTAAAGGCAAAGGGCTTGTTGTCGCAAATGCTCTCACTTCCCGAAGATTGGGACTACACCCTTGCAGGGCTGTCCCTTATCAACCGGGAAAGTATCGACGCTATCCGCACCGCTGTATGGGAGCTTGAAAAAGCCGGATATATCACAAGGCGGCAGGGACGCGACGAGAAAGGCAAAATGACCGCTATTGAGTACACCATTTACGAACAGCCACAGCCCCCGGCATTGGATTGTCCGGTATTGGAAAATCCAACAGCGGATAAGCCGATATTGGAAAATCCGACACCGGATAACCCGACGTCGGAAAATCCAACGCAATTAAATAAAGAGATACAAAAAACTAACTTACCAAAAAAAGAAAAATTAAATACAGATATATCAAGTACCCATTCCATTCCTTTCCATTCCCTAAATCCCTCTCCCTTAGAGGACGCGGCACAGCTGCCGGAACGGAAGCGAAAGGAAGCGACAGACGCATACAGCGTGTATGAGGAAATCATCAAGGACAATATCGAGTACGACTATCTGATACAGGACAGATACCTTGACCGGGACAGGATAGAGGAAATCCTTGCCCTTATTCTTGAAACCGTCTGCACCAAACGAAGAACAATCCGTATCGCCGGGGACGACCACCCGGCAGAGCTTGTAAAAGCAAAATTTATGAAACTGAACAGCGAACATATCCGCTTTGTACTGGACTGTATGCAGGAAAACACCACCAAAATCCGCAACATCAAGCAGTACATGAAAGCTGCCCTTTTCAATGCTCCGTCTACGATTGGCAGCTATTACACGTCCCTTGTATCTCACGATATGTACGGCGGGCGCACTATCCAGTCGGCAAGAAGCAAGGGCATACCCGATTACACCTGCAACGAGGGCGAAAGCCTGTAAACCAACCCAAAGGAGGATTTTATGATGACACAGAAAACAGGAGCTTTGATTTTTGATGAAACCGCTGACCGCTACGACATTCGCTTTGACGTAAACGACTATTACGGGGGATTGCATTGCGGCGACTGCATGGAGGTCTTTGTGCGGGGCAAATGGAAGCCGACCCGTATGGAGTACGGGGACAACTGGTATCTTGTGGGTATTCGGGCGGCAGACCTTTCCGGGCTGCGGGTACGGATTTAACAGGGCGGCGTGAAAGCGGATGCTCTTTTTTCATGCCCGTCCCGTTTCCCGGCGGCGGGCATACCACCATAGAACACGAAAGGAGGACACCCATTGCAGGAGGAAACCAACGAAAAGACCATAGCCCTTTACATCAAGACCGGAAAGCTGACCGCGCAGCAGCTCCAAAAGGCTATGAAAGCCCTGCTTGCACAGATGAAAAAGCAGCATGACAAACAGAAAATCCCGCATGGCAAGCAGACCCTAAAGCAGCTTATGAAGCAGAACGCGGGCGTTTCCAACATTGAAATCACAAAGGACAATATCAAAGCCTTTGAGAGTACGGCGAAAAAATACGGGATTGACTTTGCCTTAAAGAAAGACAGCACCGAAACCCCGCCCCGCTATCTTGTGTTTTTTAAGGGACGGGACGCGGACGCACTGACCGCAGCTTTCAAGGAGTTTTCCGCAAAGAAGCTGACGCAGGAACAAAAGCCCTCTATCCGCAAGCTGATTGTTTCCCTCAAAGAAAAGGCGGCGGCTCTGAACGCACAGAGGGAAAAAGTGAAGAAAAAGGACAGGGAGGTATCGCTATGAAGCCGGAACTTAAAAAGCTGCTTATCCTAAATGCCCCCTATCTGCTCTTTGTCTATCTCTTTGACAAAATCGGACAGGCGGTGCGGCTCTCTCCGGGGGCTGACCTGTCCGGCAAGGTGCTTTCCCTTGCAGACGGCTTTTCCGCTGCCTTTGCAAACCCGCTTCCGAGCCTTGCACCTATGGATTTGCTTATCGGTATTGTAGGGGCTGTCCTTATCCGGCTGATTGTCTATGTAAAAGGCAAGAATGCGAAGAAATACCGGAAAGGTATCGAATACGGCTCTGCCCGTTGGGGCAACGCCGAAGATATAAAGCCCTACACCGACCCGGTATTTCAAAATAACGTGCTGCTCACACAGACGGAACGGCTTACCATGAACAGCCGCCCAAAGCAGCCAAAGTATGCAAGGAATAAAAATATCCTTGTTATCGGGGGAAGCGGCAGCGGCAAGACGAGATTTTTCGTAAAGCCCAACCTTATGCAAATGCACTCAAGCTACGTTGTAACCGACCCGAAAGGAACGGTTTTAGTCGAGTGCGGGAAGCTCTTACAGCGGGGCGGGTATCGGATAAAGGTGCTGAACACGATAAACTTCAAAAAAAGCATGAAATACAATCCCTTTGCCTATCTCCGCAGCGAAAAAGACATTTTGAAACTGGTAAATACTTTGATTGCCAACACCAAAGGGGACGGGGAAAAAGCAGGGGAAGATTTTTGGATAAAATCGGAACGGCTCTTTTACTGCGCCCTTATCGGCTACATTTGGTACGAAGCCCCGGAGGAAGAAAAGAATTTTACGACGCTGCTTGAAATGATAAATGCCAGTGAAGCCCGCGAGGACGACCCGGAATTTCAGTCCCCCGTTGACCTTATGTTTGAACGGTTGGAGGAAAAAGACCCGGAACACTTTGCTGTCCGGCAGTATAAGAAATTCCTGTTATCTGCGGGAAAGACAAGAAGCTCTATCCTCATTTCCTGCGGGGCGCGGCTTGCCCCTTTTGACATTAAAGAGCTGCGCGACCTTATGGAAACCGACGAAATGGAACTTGATACCATAGGCGACCGTAAGACCGCCCTGTTTGTCATTATCAGCGACACCGACGACACTTTTAACTTTGTTGTGAGTATTCTTTACACGCAGCTTTTCAATCTTCTTTGCGACAAGGCAGATGATGAATACGGCGGCAGGCTGCCCGTCCATGTACGCTGTCTGTTAGACGAGTTTGCAAATATCGGGCAGATACCGAAGTTTGAAAAGCTCATAGCCACTATCCGAAGCCGGGAAATCTCTGCTTCAATCATTCTGCAAAGCCAGTCGCAGCTAAAGGCGATATACAAAGATAACGCCGATACCATAGCCGGCAACTGCGACACCACCCTTTTCTTGGGCGGCAAGGAGAAAACCACCCTCAAAGAAATGTCGGAAATCTTGGGGAAAGAAACCATTGACAGCTTCAACACTTCCGAGAACCGGGGGCGTGAGGTATCACATGGGCTGAACTATCAGAAGTTAGGCAAGCAGCTTATGACCGAAGATGAAATTGCAGTCATGGACGGCGGGAAATGTATCTTACAACTACGAGGGGTACGCCCGTTCTTCTCTGATAAGTATGACATTACAAAGCACCCCAACTATAAATATCTTTCCGACTATGACAAGAAAAATACCTTTGATATGGAAAAGCATTTAAGGCGCAGACCCGCCCTTGTAAAGCCGGACGAACCCTTTGACTATTACGAAATCAGCGAAGCAGATTTGCAGGAGGACACCGACCATGAATAGACGTATGCAGAAGAAAAAAGATAAGAAAATCACAGAAGCCATAAACGGGCTTGTTTTCATTGCCGAGCGACGGGAACAGCAACGGCAGGCAGCTATCCAGCAGTTTGTGAAACGGTGTGAAGCCCTGTATGAGCAGAAACGGGTGCGGCGGGAACTTTGATTTTACGGGAGGTTATACTATGAGCAGACAGAAAACAAAAACTGATGATATACGTCGTGAACATTATTTTACAAAGATGATAGAAAATGCAGAAAACGCTCTGCGGGAGTATTTGCAGGAACGCGGAGGGGAACAGACCCTTTACGTTACCGAGTATATGCAGCGTAGGAGCTATCTTTTGGAATGACGAAAAATGTGTGTTCCCGGCTGAAAAGAAAGGAGGAATTGACGCAGTAACAAAGAAAAAGACAACTTGCATGATACGCGCCCCTACAAAAATTCCTATCGCCCACACTGACAACTGAATACCGCCGCGCGGCAGAACTTTAGGCAGCGCGGGGACTTATGACCGCGGCAGTTTGAAAACTGACCGCCGTTTTTTATGCCCTTTTATAGGGCAAGCCGCATTTGCGGCAGAAAGGAGCTTTATGGAATTTTTTAACTCTGCTATCGACGTATTACAGACCCTTGTTATCGCA